AGTCAACTGATATAGAGTTAGCGCGTTTTCCATATCAGCTACTCCACTTCCTGCACCGGGCCAAGACCGGCGTCGAATTCATCGGCGGTTTGAGTCTTGGCGTTATCCGCTTCTATCTTCTTAGCCTGTTCGGCGCAAGCATTGCGCAAAGAAACATATACCGGCGTCGTTTTCGTCCAGTTATTCTCCTTCGCTAATGCTACAAGCCATTCGCGCATCTTTTTAGCGTCCTTGAATGCGCTGATATGCGCCTCATAATCCATGGTCTTCAGCGGAAGGACTTTGTACAGTGACCGCTTGGCGCGTGTCGTGGTCAGGGCTAGCTTGATTTCCTCATCGATCCCGCTGACATGGCTAATTCGAATCCCGCCCACTTCGACGCCGCCGTATTTAACGGTTTGGTCTCGATAAAGCGTCATGGATTTTCCAATCCATTCAGAACCTTTATCGCCCCACACTGAAATCAAAACTCGCCGCATGGATTTACAAGGCCGGAAAGGGCGATGCCCGGTAATGTAAATATCGATAGGCTGTTCAGGAGATGGGGACCGCTTGACTGCTTCCACCGTGACCGTGATCGGTCCGGTAATCAAGTCGTCGGCGTTCAATTGGTCCGACTTAGGAATAATTGTGTCTTGCAAGCTTGGCTCGCTCATAATTCCACCTCATCATTGACGGCAAACGTACTTTCCCATGCGATGCGCGCCTCGCTGGCCATGCTTATGATTCGCTTATCGGGCAATATTTCGGATAACTCTGCTACGAGGTAATCTATTTCGTTAGCAGCGCTGATTGCGGATTCCTTGATCTTTTTGACAATCTCATTGTCAATGTTTATGACTTCGTAATAAAACGGGTTTTGTGTAACCCATGGGCAAAATGACACTAGGTACCAGAGTTGCCGCCCAGTAATCCACATATTCCCCTGTACTTGGGCTATATAATCATCAAACCCATTCGACTTGATATTCCTGATGTGCTGTCTCGGATTTGGGCATTTGACTTCAATTCCGGCCATTTCTCCGAATAGACCATCAGGGCTGCATCCGATCCGGCCGTCGTCGGTCGTGATAAATCCAACCCGGTCAATGGGTGCGCCGTTCACTTCCTCAAGCAATTTCAGCGCATACGGCTCCAAAAATTGACCACGCTGCATGTCGATACTCGAATAACTCTCGATAGGCTTTCCCGATAGGCGTTCGGAAACCACGTCAAGAATATAGGATTGGCGCGTCTTGCCTTTCCCCCCGGTTAGAAGCTCTTTTGCGTGGCTCATCGTGAGCACGCCGCAGCGGAGTTGTTGCCATTCCTCACTGCCCTGTTCGCACTTATGAACGATCATGGCTCGCCTCCTTGTGTCGACCTTCCATCACGTCCACCACTAGTTCCACCAGCGCCTTGAGCGTCAAGGCGTCCAGCGCCGGCTGGCTATAACCCCGTACTGGATGACGCGGGTTGCGCCTCGGTGCGTGAAGGCATATAATTTTCGTCTGCATATCGTCTTTCCTCTTTTTAACCGCTAGGAGTGCATAACCTAGCGGTTTTTTCATGCACCGAATTCCTTGTGGACATCGCTCGACACGGTGTCCCGAATCATCGGCGCGATGGTGTTTGCGATGACCTGGGCCGCGCGGACCATTTTTTTCTTGTCTTGAGCATCGCGCTGCTTCCACAACTCGAACAAATAGCGGCGCAACTGCTCAGTCGCAATAGTAGACCGGAATAGTTCATCCAGGACACGCTGCATCAAGGCTTGTTCAGCCTTGCCGTGCCCGCTTGAAATATCAAGGTCACGGATGCGTTCTGAGATTGCATCGGCGATGTCATTAGCCCTTTGTTCCGTATCGCGCTTAAATTCCTTTTCAGATTCGCGCTCGTACTCCCAATCATGGAAGTTCGCCGGGGATGTGCTCATAGTCGATCCTAATGATTCGATCAGGTCAATATCTAAACTTTTCTCTTCTTCGTGTTGCCAGTCGTGCATCCATTCACTCATAACCCGCACCACCAAATCAGGCCGAAGATCGAGACGGCGGCAATGATGAAGATGGTGCCGTTGCGAATCAGAGCCCGGTGCAGGCGGCGCTGATCCGCGCGGTGGATGGCCTGGTCCTGAAGTCGTCGCAACCGTTGATTGCGCTCAATGCGCGCCACGATCAATTCCGCCGCGATCCGCTGGCGGGCCGTGCGATCCTCGAAAATTGCGTTCATATGATCTCCTTAAAAAGCCCGCCGGCGGGAGTCGAACCCAGCGCCGGCGGTAATCCACCAAAGGAAGGATGGCCCTACGCCGTCCAGTTGCCTCACCTCAAACTCCGCATTTCGGCGGCGAAGGGTCCAGGGCTGGAGGTCGTCGGGTTGGATACCAAGATACACCTTTAAAGTTTCTTTGCAAGCCTTTTTTTAGGTTGCATGAAAACTTTTTTGGTTTTACTATGAGCGCATGAACGAACTTGAAGAATGGGTCAACAAGCAGCCGTCAAAAATGGTTGCATACCGCGCACTGGCTGACGCTGCGGGTTGCCGGTGGCAACAGGTTCTGAAGTGGCTACGTATCGGATACGTGCCCACGCGGCGTGTTGCCGCTATCTCTCGCCTGACGGGGATCAAGCCTAGCCGGCTCAATGCCGTAGTCGGCGCGCTGCATAAGCTAGAAATCCGGGAGCGATCCCGGTAGGTCCATCCCAAACAGCTGCGTCCAAGCACCGGGTCCCTTTTCCTGGATGCCTACGCGCTACGGCTGGGGCCGATGTCCAGGCTGTCGCATAAGCGGCGAAGAATCGGATAGGGGTTTCATTGGCCCTCCCGTACCCGGCGGGTAATCCGGGCACTCATACACAAAAAAGCCCGCGACGGTGTGTAGACCGTGCGGGCTATTAGACCAACCTGAGCTAGAGGTTAGCCATGAATAATTATACTGATTTTCTCGCGAAAAAAACCAAGTCAAATCTAATTGCTGGATTTGACTACGACGCAACCATTTATAACCTATTCGACTTTCAATCGGCCATCGTGTCATGGGCCTGTAAGCGGGGCCGTGCTGGAATTTTCGCCGACACCGGACTTGGTAAAACAGCGATGCAAGTCGCCTGGGCCGATCAGGTGGTTAAGCATACACAAGGACGGGTCTTGATTCTTGCGCCCTTGTGCGTTGCGCAGCAAACCGTCAAAGAGGCCGCGCGCATTGGCGTAGAGGTCGAATACGCGCGAAGCGGGAATAAAACATCATCGTCAATCGTGATTACCAACTATGAAATGATGGACCATTTCTCGGCATCCGATTTTATCGGCGTAGTTCTCGATGAATCCAGTATCCTTAAAAGCCTTTCTGGAAAAATCAGAACCGCCCTGATTGAAAGCTTCCAGAATAATCCTTACCGGCTTTCATGCACTGCCACGCCAAGCCCGAATGACTTTATGGAGCTTGGCAATCAAGCAGAATTCTTAGGCGTCATGACGCGCACAGAGATGCTGGCAACGTATTTTATCCATGATGGCGGTGATACGTCGAAGTGGCGGCTGAAGGGACATGGGAAAACCAAGTTCTGGGAATGGATGGCCACATGGTCAGTTTGTATTAGAAGCCCTGAGGATATTGGATTTGACGGATCGCGGTACATCCTGCCGGGGCTTGACATCAATCATCATGTAGTTGATGCGCAGTTTGTTCCTGATGACCAGCTATTTCCGGTCATCTCGCAAACCTTAAGCGACCGGCGAAGCGCAAAAAGGTCATCGCTTGATGATCGAATCAAGCTTGCAGCTGATATTGTTAACTCATCAGATGAATACTTTATTGTCTGGTGCCATCTTAACGATGAATCAACCGGACTCAAGAAGCTCATACCGGATGCCGAGGAGGTCTATGGGTCATTGTCGATTGAAGAAAAAGAATCGAGAATCAAAAGATTTACCTTTGGTGATTCTCGCGTCATTATTACAAAACCATCTATCACTGGGTTTGGTTTGAATTGGCAGCACTGCCACAATATGATCTTTGTCGGAATGGATGATTCATTCGAGTCGTACTATCAGGCAGTGCGGCGGTGTTATCGCTTTGGGCAAAAAAACAAGGTCAACGTCCATTTAATATCATCGGAAAGCGAAGGCGCGATCAAGAAGAATCTTGAACGAAAAGCGGCTCAGGCTTACGAGATGTCGGGTCAAATGGTTGCCCACATGCGGAGATTTGCGGAGATGGAAGTTAAAGGGATCACTATCGAAAAGAGCGATTACAGCAGGGACATTAAGACCGGACCCGGCTTTGATCTTCACCTTGGCGACTGCGTTGAAATAACGCAGGAAATGGATGATGAATCCATAGATTACACCATATTCTCGCCGCCGTTCGCGTCATTGTATACCTACTCGAACTCTGATCGGGACATGGGGAATTGTCGAAACGCATCAGAGTTCTATGCGCACTTTGAATACTTGATTGGCGAATTGTTCAGGGTGACAAAATCAGGGCGTTTGCTTTCTTTCCACTGCATGAATCTACCCGCTACTTATCAGAGTGATGGGTTTATCGGAATTAAGGATTTTCGCGGAGAATTGATCCGCATGTTTGTTGATTCCGGATGGATTTTTCATTCTGAGGTGGTCATTTGGAAAGACCCAGTAACGGCAATGCAAAGGACCAAGTCTATCGGTTTGCTGTACAAGCAGTTGAAAAAAGACAGTTGCATTAGCCGACAGGGAATCCCCGATTATCTTGTGACTATGCGCAAGCCGGGCGACAACCCAGAACCAGTCACCAAAGAGCCTGGCGAGTTCCCTGTTGCGTTATGGCAACGATACGCCAGTCCGGTCTGGATGGATATAAACCCGTCGAACACCCTGCAATTCAGATCGGCAAGGGAGAGTGACGATGAGCGCCATATTTGCCCGCTTCAGCTTGAGGTAATCGAACGGGCTATATCCCTGTGGACGAATCCAGACGATCTTGTATATTCTCCTTTCGCTGGAATTGGAAGCGAGGGCTATGTATCTATTCAACAAGGACGGCGGTTTGTCGGCGCTGAATTGAAGCGATCCTATTGGGATTTGGCTTGTCGCAATCTAGCTACCGCGAAATCATCTCAGGGGACTTTGCTTGATCTCGCAGTTTAATCAAGACAACATGGAAGCGGTATACATCCGAACGATACCGCGCTATAACACGCTCAGCACTGCCATCATGTGCCTTGCTGAGCATGATGTTTTCACGCACTTAAAGTCTGAAGGATTGCTGTTGAAGTACAAGCGACAGCCTTATTACACCAGCGGCTACTGGCGTTCAGTGCATGATCGTGATTACCAGTTGATGCTTGATTTAACCGGAAACTTAGACGCGCCGTTATGACCCCACCAGAACAAATCATCGAATTTCTACGCGATCATCCTGACAGTACCCGCGCGCAAATCAGCGAACACTGCGGGCACGAAAGAAACTGGGCGTGGCGATGGGTAAGAGTTCTGGTATTGCAAGGGAATGTTGTAAGTAGAAAAATAAATCATAGCGAGGTTCGATATACTCTAATCGATGACGCCATAAAAGACATCCGGGTTGATGGAAGATATAACGCCACAATCCGATCATTGGTTGAGTTTGAGAAATTTCAAAAAGACGTAAGGCCGATGATTGAAGCAATGCCAGGAAGATCAGCGGCATTCTACGCAGAAATGCTTGGGCAGCACATATCGTCGGTTTCTCGGCGTCTGAATGAAATGCAGCGGATGGGAATTCTGTTTTCTGATCGACGACGGCGTAAGCGGATGAAAAACAAAACCGCGCTATGGTGGATCAAAGGATGCGAGCCTGAAGACATGGATAGCGTGGAAACGCCGGAAGAACAGATCATAAGACAAAGCAGAAAATCAGAAAAAAACACACAGCCAGCATACCAAGAAGCAGCAGATTATTTAAATGATGATCAGTGGGTAAACGAAATCAGTAAATCCCGTGAACAGCGGAGACTGGAAAGACTGCGGGCGCAAGATGCGCAAATGCCAATCCCGTCTTATGCGGAATTTTTCAGACAACAAGCAGGTAGGAATTAAAAATGATCGAGTATTACACGAATGAAAGCGCCGCTCACCTCCTACTCTCTATGACAAGAATTGTCGAGAAGCCGGAAGACTGTGAAGCGTTAAGGAAATGCTTGAATCAGGCGATTGAGAATGTATCAAGAGAAAGAGACAAGGAGATTGATAAACTAAAAAGATACCAATCAAAACTAATAAAAAGGGTATTGTATTTGAGCCAGTTATGCTTACATATCGTTGAAGACGATCTTTCTAAAAAAGACGTTCTTTATAGTGTATTTTGCCCGACTCCAGATGAGTGACAGCAATGCTTGAATATTACACCGAAGAATCAGCCGCCGAACTGCTACTGGAAGTGACTGGCGGCCGTGCAAATGATTGCAGCGTGCTGGCGGCCTGCCTGAATGCCGCGATTGCCAAGATACAGGCAAACTATACTCCAGGTGATAAGCGAATCGAGGTTGGTGATTACATAGTTGTTGGAGATTACGTAGAAGTAAGATTTACAGATACTTGCCTGATTCGTGGATATGTCGTTCATGAACCTATTGATGTTGGGGATTATTGGATTATCAAGGAATTTGACGGATCAATCTGTTATTGCGAAAGGCCGCTCTATGTGAGGCGTCAAGCGATATGACCTTTTCTCTAAGACCCTATCAAGCCGCTAAAGTCTCGGAAGCGCGCGCGCTGATGGGACAAGGAAAAAAGTCGATCTGTTTAGTATCTCCGACGGGTAGCGGAAAAACGATTATAGCCGCGCATATCATTCATAGCGCATTAGCCAAGAAACGCCGTGTTCTTTTTCTCGCGCATCGCCGTGAATTGATTGACCAATGCGCCGAGAAATTACGCGCATTAGGGATATGGGATTACAACGTGGTACTTTCAGGACACCCGCATTCACGCAACCCGAATGCGCCCATGCAGATTGCGAGTATCCAGACGCTGATTCGTAGGGAATACCCGCCCGCTGATTTGGTAATAGTCGATGAGGCGCATCATGTGGCCGGAGTTTCATATCAGACTCTGCTGGCGAATTATCCAGACGCTTACGTGTTGGGACTCACAGCGACTCCCGAAAGATTGGACGGCAAAGGACTGGACGGGATTTTTCACGATATTCTTGAAGTCGCCACGGTGCCTGACTTGATTGACGGCGGCTTTCTGGTGACTCCAACATGTCTAGGCCCATCGCCGGAAGCGGCGGCAAAGCTCAAATCAGCACTCGCCAAGGTGAAGGTGCGCGGCGGGGATTACGCTGACGGCGCATTGGGAGAGGCGATGGACCATGCCGAGCTAGTAGGCGACATCGTAGAGCACTGGCAGGAATGGGCGGTCGGACAAAAGACTATCGTTTTCGCTGCGTCAATCGCTCACAGCAAGCATATCGTCGAGCAATTCCAGTCGGCGGGGATTCCAGCGGCGCACCTCGACGGCACCATGTCCACGCCGGAACGAGAGGGGATTCTGTCGGCTTGGCGGAGTGGCGATATTCAGGTGGTCAGCAATTGCCAGATTCTTACCGAAGGATTTGATTTTCCTGAGCTTTACTGTTGCGTTCTGGCACGGCCAACTAAGTCGGTTGCGCTGTATTTGCAGATGTGCCTAGACGAAAAGACGGAGATATTAACCCGTCGCGGATTTGTTGGTCCTGATTCTATCCTGCCGTGCGATGAAGTGGCAGCTATGGATATTCATTCGTCGGATCACAAAATTGAGTGGACGCCGATATTGTCAATAACAGATCGGCCAATACATCACAGCGAGTCTATGTTTGCGATTCAGTCGCCTTCATTAGATATTCGGGTGACGGACGCTCATCGCATGATCTACCGAACCAAACTAACCAGCGTTCCTGGAAAAACACGGACTGATTGGCGAATTGATACAGCCGCTGATTTGCATAAGCGCAAGACAGGATATGAAATACCTGTAGCGGGAATACAGGACGCACCAGGATTGCCTCTAACTGATGCTGAGATACGTTTTATTGGATGGGTGATGACCGATGGGACGATCAACAAAAAAAACGGAGCTATCTATATCTACCAAGCGGAGCATCAGCCTTACCGTGCCGATATAGAAAAGTGCCTAAATGATTGTGGTTTCAAATTCGGGGTTGATATTCGGCAGTCAAACTCTCAGTACAACGCTACTTCTAAGAGATATAGCTACTCTGTTTCAAAGGGTACACCAAGAGGGGTTGGTAAGCACTTGCGGGGATGGGGAGATTTAGAGCCGTTCATCAGCAAGGATTTGTCGCCAAGAATGGAGGAAATCAATCACCGGCAACTAGGAGTATTACTAGAAGCAATGCATCTTGGTGACGGAGCTAAGCAGATGGGGCGCACTTGGACCCGCCGCTCGTATCATATATCCACTGGCAACAAGACGATGGCCGACCGTCTGCAAAGCTTATGTGTGCGGCGAGGCTACCGATGTAATGTAGCAATCCATCATTACAACGTAAACCCGCTTTATATACTGCATATCAAGATCAATCAGCCGCGAAGCGTCGGCGGGTCTAATGCTCCAGATCGTAAAAGTCTACAGCCGTGTAGTAGCCTACCAGGCGAGCGGGTGTGGTGTGTTGAAAATGCGCTTGGAACGATTGTCATTCGCCGCAACGGCAAAGTTTCCATCGTTGGCAATTGTGGGCGCGTACTCAGAACGGCGCCGGGCAAGTCGGGCGCAATGATCCTCGATCATGCCGGAAATATTCTGGAGCATGGGCCGCCGCACATTGATCGGGTCTGGACACTGCAAGGCGCGTCCAAAAAGCGTAAAGTCGAGCGGACCCGCGCTTGCTTCCTGCCCGGATGTGGCGCTCTATTTGTCGAACGGGATGCTGGCGCGATATGGTGGGTGGCGGCCACGCAGCCGGGGATTATTGAGAACTATCGGTTCATGGCCCGCAAGTTCGAGCGCATGGACCGCAGTAGCCCGGAGTTCACGCAAGAGGCCAAGCTGATCGTTTGTCCCGCGTGTAGCCATGCCGCTTGCAAGTTCTGCGGGCACTTCCTGAAGCCGGCCGGGGACCGGCTGATCTGCCCACAATGCCAAGGCGAGTACAGCAGTGATCGACAGGAACAGGAAGAGCGCGAGAAACGCCAGCCGCCTAAGTGCATGGCCGGCGATCTGGTGCTGCTGGACGGCAACGGGCCGGCGACCGAGAAAATCAGAGTGAAGAACGAGTACAACCGACTGTTGAATATCGCCAAGGAGAAAGGGCACAAGCGCGGCTGGGTCTGGTGGCGGCTGAAAGAGCAATTCAGCGAGGCCCAACTGAGGCCGGTATTCCCGTGGTTGCGGTCAGGGTGGACGAAGAAACCAACGTCTCCATGAATCATGAAGTCACAGAAAACCTTGATGCTTGCTATATTCTATAGCAAAATACGCTATCAAAAAATCGCTACAAGGGGCGATCATGCGCGAAGAAACCACTCAGGAAAAGACACGCGGACGGCCCAAATCCACCCGACCGCAACGGGAGATGATTTCAGTACCCGGCGAACTTGCGCCCGCCGTTCGGGAGATGGTTAAGGTTTTCCGAAATGCGGAGCGGGATAGAAAGTGCCCATGTTAACCACAGACATACAAGGGGCCCTCGTCCACCTGAACCCCGATGACCGAGAGGAATGGATCAAGGCCGGCATGGCGATCAAGGCCGAGGTGGGAGAATCCGGCTATTCCATCTGGAACGAATGGGGACAAGGAAGCGCAACGCACAAGGAACGTGACGCGCAATCCGTCTGGAAATCCTTCAAAAAAAACGGCGTCGGGATCGGAACATTGTTTGGCATGGCCATGGATCGAGGCTGGCAACGACCGAGAGACACACCGAAGACAGCGCGCGGCGACCCAGAACAAAAAGCCGCGTGGATTTGGGACCATGCCAAGCCAGCACCGAATGATCATCCCTACCTCGTCCGTAAGCGCGTCAAATCACACGGACTTAGGCTGCACAAAGAATCCCTGACCATCCCGCTACGCAATGTGCGTGGTGACCTGAAGACCCTGCAATTCATCCTGCCAGCGCCGACCGATGACGGTAAGGACAAGCTGCTACTCAAGGACGGCGAAAAGCAAGGCGCGTTTTTCATCATTGGCACACTATGGAAGGCGATAGTGATCTTACTGTGCGAGGGCTATGCCACGGGCGCGAGTCTGCACGAACTGACTGGACTTCCGGTGGTGGTATGCATCGATGCCGGAAACTTAGAGGTGGTGGCGCTGGCGATCCGGGGCGCGTACCCGCGGCTAAGGCTGCTGATCTGCGGGGACCACGACGCACACAAGTCTGGCGGAAATACCGGGCAAGAGAAGGCCAAAGCGGCGGCCTACGCGCTGACTGGCGGGGCCGGCTGGTGTGTCCCGGATTTCCTAACCCCGTGCGATGCCGAAGTGCTGGAAGAGGCCGGGATAGACCCGAGCAAATCCCAACGCAAAGCCGCTCTGGCATCGCTACGACAACGGGATAGCCAGCGGTACGAGGTCGAGAAGCCGACCGACTTTAACGACTTGGCCAACTGGATGAGTGGCGCGGATCGAGTCAAGGCACAAATCGAGGCCGCCATTGGCCGTATTGGCTTGATCGAGGTTCGATCCGGGGACATGCCGCGCGTGGTGCGCCAAGCGGAAGCTGAGCTGATCTTCGGAGGTGGCGTGTACCAGCGTAGCGGGAATCTGGTTCGCGTGGTTCGGCATGATTTCCAAGCAGGTAAAGATTCAATGGACGGGCTACCGCTGGGCGCGCTCAGGCTTTGCGAGATTACCGCGCATTGGCTGACGGAGCGATTCGCCACGGTATCGAGATGGAAGCGATGGCAAGAACGGGAGCAAGCCTGGAAATCGATCGATCCACCCATCCAGTACGCGGCTACCTATCTATCGAAAGTCGGCCAATGGCGGGCACCGGTGCTGACTGGCATCATCGAATGCCCAACGTTGCGGCGGGACGGGACGCTGCTGAGCAAGAGCGGCTATGACCCGCCGTCCGGGCTGTACGTGGACTATGCAGGGCCACCGCTGCATGTGCCGGATGCGCCCACCCGAGCCGATGCACTGGCGGCGCTAGAGACGCTCAAAACACCCTACAGCGAGTTCCAGTTCGCCGACCCTGCAACCGGTATCAGTATCGCGCTGGCAGCGACTCTCACCGCCGTTGTGCGGCGATCACTACGCACCGCGCCGCTCTTCGCATTCGACGCACCGGTGATGGGAAGCGGTAAGGGCCTCCTGGTGAAAATCGCCGCCCTCATCGCCACCGGGAGGCCAGCACCGCTACTCAGTCAAGGGAAGGATGAGGCGGAAGACGAGAAACGTCTAGGAAGCCTGCTGCTGGCCGGCGTCTCCATGATGAACCTGGACAACATCGAGCGTCCGGTGGGCGGGCAACTGCTGAACTCGATGCTGACTGAGCCGGTCTGCAATCCGCGCATCCTGGGCAAATCCGAATCGCCGGAAATGCCCTGCAACCTGACTCTCTTCGCCACCGGTAACAACCTTCAGTTTCTCGGCGACATGGTGCGCCGCGTGCTGATCTGCCGAATTGATCCAGGCTGCGAACGACCCGACGCCCGCACGTTCAGCCGCAACTTGAACGATTGGGTTCCCGAGCATCGCCAAGAGCTATTGGGCGCTGCCTTGACGATCCTCCGCGCCTACATTGTGGCGGGAAAGCCCGCGCAACCGATCCAGCCCTACGGGAGTTTCGAGGAATGGTCAGGGTTAATACGTAGTGCCTTGGTCTGGTTGGGGGAGGCCGATCCATGCTTATCGCGCGCCGCGCTGGAAGAAGACGACCCCGTGATGGCTTCGCTGCATTCAATTCTGCCACTATGGCATGACACAATTGGGGATCGAGTCGTCACCACCAACGAGGTTTGCTGCATTGCGAGAGATGATTTGTTACTTGCGCTGCTGGAAATCGCTAGAAGCCGGCGAGACCCAGACAAGATTGATTCTATCCGGCTTGGTAAGTGGCTAACCAAGTATAAGGGTAGGGTTTCCAGTGGGTTACGTATTGTTAGGGGAGAGGATGAGCACAGGAAAACTGCTCTATGGAGAGTGGTTCGAGTGAACCTTTCTGCGGGGAGTGCGGGGAGTGCGGGGAGTGCTCTATACCCCATGCAAGGAATTGGCAATTTTAATAAATTAGACAATAGTAACATAATAGGTAATTTGCCAAATGGGTCTATAGAGTTGAAACAAACCCCGCACTCCCCGCACTCCCCGCAAGACATCGCTGACGACTGGTGTCCAGAATGAATTCTGAAACCGCTCGCGTGGCGTTCGCCGGGTTCCATCAGAAACTCAAGGCGGCGATGAAGGGCGCGGCGATCCGCAACGCCTGGAGCGCCGAGACATGGCCGATGCAAGTCGAACTGGTTGCCGACGCGCTGTTGCGTGGCAATGATCCTGAAGTGCTGGCGACTGCTTACTCAACCATTACGGAGAAAATATTATGCAATGGCGAGACGCTCAAATAGAAATCCCTGAAAATTTACAGATTTGCGTTGTAATTGGAGAGGCAAAAACAACTGGTGTAATTTCTCCGTATGTAGCTATGTATATGGCTGATGATGATACATTTCAAAGCATGGCTACCCATAAAATATTTATTCCACGTAAAAGAGCAAGATGGTGGTGTATTATTGATTTGCCTGTAGGGGTTCATCGTATGGATGTATTTGCTTTCAACCTATGAATAATAATACGAGACTCTATGAAAGCACGATCCAGCGGCAAATCATCGATTACCTCAAGATGCTGCTTGCTCGCGGGATCGTGGCGTGGTTCTGCCGGGTGAACGGTGGCGCTGCGCTATATGACCGGCAAACCGTCTGGAACTACACGCTATCGATACCTGGATTTGAAGACGCCCACGATGGATATTCAGACTTGCATGGCATGTTATCCGACGGCCGATACTTTGCGATTGAAGTAAAGCGCAATCGCAAAAAGCCAACCAAACCACAACAGCGATTTCTGGACGCTGTTCGTCATGGTAACGGAATTGCTATTGTTGCTTATCGGTTTGAAGACGTTCAAAACGCATTGAGGATTGATTTGTGAACTTCCAACCACTACAACCCGACAAGCGATTCAAGTACGGCGATCTAGTGCTTTTCATGCCGCCGCAAGCCGCATATTCGCAACAGTGCCTGCAAGCGCGTTGCGTCGGCAAAAAAGGATTTGTTGCGAAAATGCAATCTGAGGAATACGGATTAGTGGTTTTCCAGGATTGCTCGTGTCTTTTAAATCTGAGATACTGCGAGAAGCAATGATGCTATATCAAGATCAACACGGCAAGACTGTCGGCGATGGATTAGGAACCTGTGTTTATCAGCAGCGCCGCGACCCCATCTTGGTTTGCCCACGCTGCAAGCGTGCCGTCATGTCTTTTATAGATATAATTGATGGAAAGCCATTCAGCATTTACCGGTGCAAAGAGCACGGCGATGTGGTGGCGATTTGGAGTGAGGTGGTGAATGCCTACTAAGCCCGGCCACCGCAAGCGCCCGCCGCGCCCCTCCAACCGGCTCCCGAAGAACCTTTACGCGGTCCTGGGAGGAGACCTGTCTAGCCTACGGGCCACGGTTGGCGATTTAAGCCGCCAAATCGGTTCAGGAAGCCACGCTACGAAGGAGGCCGCTAGGGGTGCCAAGGGTACGTCAGGAAAACGCCTAATTTGCCGGGTGGAATCGCAAACGGGGAAGCCATGAAGCCAGCAACTTTTTCGGTCGGGGACCGGGCGCGCAAAGTCGGCGGCAGCTACCAAGCCAACGGCACGGTGGTCGCGGCATTTAAGACGCTATTAGGGAAACAGCGGTATGTCTTCGAGTTCGATGAGTTTGCCGGCATGTTGCATATCTTCAATCATGAGCAATTAGAGCCTCTCAATAATGAGTCACAAAGCGAAATTATGAAAAAAGCGCTGGATGAATTGCGCAAGCTCTTAGGAAAATAGGTTGAAACCGATGACTAAAGAAAACATCCCAGAATTGCTAAAGAAGGCCATCAACTGTTGGGAGTCGCTCAGGGAGCCAATGGTTTATTCCGGTATCGTCGATCCCAAGGGCGTAATCCCACACCTCGTGATCGATGCCTTTTTTTCAGGATGGAGGGACGGCGCTTGTGCTGGCCATGACCACAAAATCCAGGTGACTCGAATCTACGGCGCGCGCGGCACGGATGTTTTCGCGGAGGGAATTCTGAGCACGAAAGGCGATTTGATCAAGATCGAGGGGAGCCGGGACATGGAAATCACGCCAGATGAAGCCGCAAGACTTGGGAAAGAACTGATTAGGCTTGCGAGGATTGGCGGATGGATCGACCCTGAAGAGTCTACAGACTGGAGTGCTACTTGATGAAAACCGGCTTCACAGGAAAACGCTATTTCGAGTGGCTTGGAAGAGAGAGTCAAGGATCTATATTGTTTTGTTGTGGTGTTTATAATTTCTCTTTATGGCCAGAATATGCAGTTAAATCGTTCATCAGAGGAAAAATGAAAACTCTGAATATTCTGATAAGACAATATTATGATAGGAACGCGCAATGTCAGCCATAGGCCACAAACTCCGCAAGACCAAAGGCGGGCTGATGTTCTTTTGTCCGGCCTGCAATACGGCGCATGGAATAACGCTAGGCAGGAATGGCTGGCAATGGAACAACAGCGAGGATAAGCCGACATTCACGCCGTCGCTGTACTCAGTGGCTGGTGATCTAAAATGCCATTGCTTTGTGCGAGATGGCCGCATTGAATATCTGAGCGACAGCACGCACGAGTTTCGCGGAAAATCCGTTGATATGCCGGCCTGGCCTTTTTCTGGAGAAATTGCATGAGTCCTAAAACAATCTCGCTTGAAGAAGATTACAAGACCATTAAAAGCAAAGGAAGCTCAACAAGCACTGGATATACTATTGAAGCGCGTTTTCATGTGCGCGAGCCTGAAAAGATTGGCCGACAAATCTATGATGATCGATGGCGACAAGTCGAATTCGATAGATCAGCAATCGGCGTGCCCATGAGCCCTGTCTATCATCATGAGCTGATCGAGCGCGGTCTATTGAGTTATTCAGCCGCGCAAGCCTTGCGGTGGTGGTTTCACGCGCAAGCCGAAATTGAATGCGTGGGCGGCGCGCCTGGGCTGCAAACTCGGCTTGTTCAGCACCGCGTGACCTGTACTCATGAAGTTGCGGCGATTGGGGTTGTAGATGACTGAGAAACGCCACCCCATGCGGGGAATCCCACAAGACATTTTCGAGCTGCTCTTGCGTGGCGAGAAGAACGCGAAGTCGAGGAAGCGGAGTCAGGCGATGGCGAGGAGGGTTAGAAAGTGAAAATAATTGAGTTTAGATTGAAATCATCACCAACTCGTGAGCAAGCCAAAAATTGGCTCATAGCAAACGTATCGCAATTTCCTGAAATTATTCCTGGAAGAATAGGAAAACCTCTTTTCCACGGATGGCGATTTATACAAGTAGATAATAACAACGTATATTTCGCTAATTGTATAGACCAAGGAATCAGTAAGGAGGAATTCTATGATGGGATGGTGAGAGCCCATGTTGGCTAAATCCCCCTTCCGCCTCACATCGGCCAATACGCCAGCGCAACCCAAGAAGCCAGATACCCTGGCATTGGGCAGAATGAAAGCCGGGGTCAGAAATGCCACGGAAGCTGAATATGAAAAGCTCCTAGAAACCCGCCGTTGCCTGGGCGAGGTGCTCTGGTATCGATTCGAGGGGATCACGCTCAGAATAGCAAAGGGCGTGAGCTACACGCCGGATTTCGTGGTGATGCTGGCCAGCGGCGAGATTGAGCTTCATGAAGTCAAGGGCTACTGGCGGGATGATGCCCGCGCCAAGACCCGCGTCGCCGCTGAACAGTTCCCGTTTCGGATTATTGCCATCACGCGACCCTCTCGAAAGAAAGGAGCGGGATGGGTGTTCTAGGAAATTTAAAATAGGTGTATGATGACGATAAAACCCATGAAGTCGCTCATGACTGACACGATGACCCCATCCCAAGCGGCGCTTGAACTTCTGCACGAGTTCGAGCAAGGCCCACAAGGCGGCATGGCTTCGGTGCCGTACCGAGATTTCGCTGGCCATCAAACAATCGGTTGGGGCCACAGAATCCTACCGAACGAACGGTTCTCTCATCCCATCACGGCGGCGCAAGCCGATGAGCTACTCCGTAGCGATCTGGAACGGTTCGCTGCCGGAGTCTACTCTTGGGTGACAGCGCCCATCACTCAAAGCATGTTCGATGCGCTGGTGTGCTTTTCCTTTAACGTCGGGCTTGGGGCGCTCAAAGGTTCTACCCTCCTTCGCCTACTGAACCAGCATTTCTATGCCGCCGCCGCCCAACAGTTCGATCGATGGGACAAAGCGACCGATCCGAAGACCGGAGAAAAAGTCTCATTGTCCGGGCTGAGACGACGCCGGCGTGCAGAACGCCACTTGTTCGAGCGCGATGGGTTCCAGCCATGCGCTACTACGTCCATATGATCCTCGCCATGGCCGACGCCAGCTACCAAGCGGCTTATTTGGAGCAGGTAGCGGTTTCTGAGTGGTGGCTTTCAGTTGTTGAGCAAATTACCAAGAGGTAACAACATGTCTGAGTTTGTAGATAGCAAAAGCGATGGCCGCACAGTCAATAACGTCATGCGCCACGAATACCGGGTGCTAAGTGATGACGAAAAGAACATGATGCAGTCCATCAAAGACAAGGGCCTGGAATTGCATGAACTGATTGAGAGTATCGGGCAATCCCGTGAACTTTCTATTGCCAAGACGAAAACTGAAGAGGCGGTCATGTGGGCCGTGAAGCATCTGACGAAATGAAAGACGCAATCCTCTTTGTCGTCTCGATGATGCTGATTTTCTCAGTTCCAATCGGGCTGTCCCTGTTTGCGGCCATTGGTCGATTGTTAGGCGCGCCTTGAAAGCCTTCGTTCTCGCTGCTTGCGTTGCTTCAGCGCCTTGTCTCGCTGATGACGGCGTTATGTGGATTACCCCGCATGTCGTCGATACCGGGGTTTCTCTTGCGGTGCTGCAATCAGTCCCCGGCGCGGTTGAGCTGCACCCATTCGGTATGCCCGGCGTCGTGGTCGCAAAGTTCGCGATGGAGGGTATCGCGCTGGGCTATCGAGACGCGGGCGACATAGAGACGTGCCAAGCCGTCGCTGGCGGCGCGCGTTTGGGTGGATGGATCGGCACCGGTGCGACCCTTGGAGGGCTAGCCGCTGGACCGGTTGGGCTGGCACTGGGCGGCCTTGGCGCTGGGATGCTGTCTTGGCGGTGGTCGCAAGAGTCCGCGCAGTGGACGTGCTCACAGCCGCCGCTTGTGGATAGCGCACCGTACAGTTATTCTGGGGCCGAGTGCATGGGATGGAATAATGCCCGTCCTGATTTCTGCAATGACAGGCTACTAAAATGATCGACAAAAAGCGGTTTCCAGATGAATTGATGACAGTCTATGTTTCTCCGCGATACCGAAGGCTGACTACGGATTTCCGCTATATCGATCCAGTGGAAGGAATCATCCGCTGCAAGAAAGGACTGGAAATCGACGGCGCGAGTTTTGGACGCGCGTTCTCCGTTCTGTTCGGCGATCAGCATGATTACGACATTCCGGCTACTCCGCACGATCAGTTGTATGAGGATAACCGCGTCGCCGGGAAATACTTGACGCGCAGGCAGTGCGATCAGGTCTTTCTTAGATCAATGCAATATGCTGGGTTCTCTAAATCGCTTGCCTGGACTTTTTATTCCGGCGTCCGCCTGGGTGGCTGGTGGCCATGGTGGCGAAATCGACGCCGAGATGCGAAAAAGCGGAAGGAGAAACAGAAATGAAAAGACAGCTAACTTGGCGGGCGCGGTTCGACAAAAAGAATATTGACTACCGGATTACCAATATTCTCCCGGTTTCTGATCTACCACGAAAATCAATGCGGTGGTCCTGTCCGGTCTATTTCGATCAGTTTGAAGAACCATCTTGCACGGGATTCGCCACGATCCATGCGGCCATTGCTGAACCGTTTCCGGTGCAAGGCTTGACGCCAACCCATGCCCGGTATCTGTATCAGCGTGCCAAGGAACTCGATCAATGGCCAGGAGAAGATTATGACGGGTCGAGCGTCCTGGGAGCTGTTGCCGCCGCTAAGGAATTCGGCTATTTCCTGAAGTATGGATGGTGCTTTAACGAACAAGAGGTGAATGCCGCTGTTTGTTACCATGGTCCGGTCATCATGGGAACAAATTGGACGGAAGGCATGATGGAGCCTGATGCACAGGGCATTATTCGGGCGACTGGAAAAACGCTAGGTGGCCATGCCTATCCGATCATGGGGTATGACCATAAGACAGGGTTATATCGCATCCACAATTCATGGGGAGTATCATTCGGGGTCATGGGTGACGTGTTTATTCACGTCGAAGATTTGGCTAAGCTCATGAGTGATGGCGCGGAAGCGTGTATTCCGTTGCTCAAGCATGGGGCTTGATATGAGAACCCTATTGCTAGCCACATGCGGTTTATTCGCCGGATGTACAAGTTTCCAGCCGCTCATAGATCAAGCCACTGCGCAAACAGTGGAGATTGAGCACGCGAAGTATCAAACCGCTGAACTCATCATGTGTAGGGCAATCAGCATTGGTGAGTGGATGCGTTCGGTCGGTCCGTATCCAGAAAAAGTGCAGGGTTGGCGGGCGTTGTGCGTCGGAAGTTCGCTTCCATCTGTTCCGGTAAACAAAAATGAACAAAAATAGTGGACATACCATGCCTGAAAAAACTCCGTTAGACTATCCGACTGTGCAGTATTTCCTTGTGGCGCTACTCGGCGCGATTGGAGGGCTGGTGTCAGTGCTCCAAGAGTTTTTTGAGCAAATAGGAAAATGCTGGAAATGCGCAATCACAAGGGCTATTGTGAGCGTTGTTACGAGCGGATTTTGTGGAGTTCTGGCGTTCTGGCTTTGCGAGAGCTTGGAGATTAAGCCCCTTGTGACTGCTTTTGTGATTGGCATTTCTGGGCACATGGGAGGTCGCGCATTAAAAGTTGTTGAAAAGATCGTCGTTGAAAAATTCAATTTAATGAATTAATTACTGGATGCCATGGCCTATATTCCCGTGGCTTTAAATGAGGTTATGAAATGAAAAGCATTATTGCTCTTGTTTTTATGCTGGCAGCTTCGGCTTCTTTCGCTGACACGTATCAGCTCACCGTTGGCTGGGATACGCCCATTTGGAACCCTAACGACACACCTTCTTATCTCGCTAAGTACCGGGTCAACGGCAGTGTCGAGACTATCTCGCCAAGCCTAACGTCTCCAAGTTGGACAACGACTGTTACCGCGAATCCTGGCGATCCCGTGGAAGTAGCGGCTCAGAACGTGAATGGCGCGCTGGTATCGGCGTGGTCTGGATGGGTCACGGCGACGGCTGGCTACGCGCCGACTACTCCACCGACGCCGGCTGGTATGACAATCAACCTAATCCGCACTGGGCCGTAAGATGGCCGGTAAGGTCTCGCATTTGGTCTCGGCTGAGCAACGCAAAATAGCGTACTCAAACGGGATTATTTACGAGACTCTAATAAGCCGGTTACGCTACGGATGGCCGATTGATGTAGCGATAACAAAGCCAGTACGAGAAAAGGTAGATAGCGATGAGCTTATCGAAACGATTAGGCAACACGACAAGACTAAAATCGTCGTTGAGTTGCTTAGCGTTAGTCCAAGTGCTGTTCGCCGCGCTCGTGCTAGGGTTTTTGGGAACAGCGCAAGCTAGGCAAATAACTTTTGCTTGGGACGCTGATCCGGCATGGCCAACCGGAACGACTGTTGAAATTGAAGCGAATGGAGCCAACGCGAATGGCATCACTGCAAGCCAATACACTCTCGATGTCAACGTCCAGCCCGGAGAAATCATTAATGCACGCGCAAGGGCTATACCGCCGTCCGGGTATGAGTGCGGGGACCCGCTTGCATTATGTCCGCCGTCCCCTTGGTCTGAATCATTTGTTCAGACAATCCCACCAAACCCTAGCGGATTGTGGGCTACAAAAGAAATTGGCGGTGGCGTAATGACCATAGCGCGTCGAGGCAGCACGAATTATTCCGTTGAGTGGCAAAACTCCAGCTCTACTGCTATCACGAAAGAACCAACCGTGCAGGTTGGGGATATTATCATTATCGGTGTTTCTGGTTTTTCAGATAACGGATACGATACAGGCGGGAATGTAACGATTACTGGAGGGTTTACAAAGCTAATTGAAGAATCGTATGGTGTCTATGGAGATGATGGAGCGTCTACCGGGACCATTTTTTATAAAATAGTTGATGGGACTGAAGGATCGAGTTTTACCATCACGAGTGTTGGCGGAACGTATCCATACGGGTCTGCCGTATTAATCGCATTCAGTGGTAATGGCTTATCCGTAGATGCTAGCAATAGCACTGTATCGATTGGCGCTAGTCCAATTGCTCCAAGTATTAGTGCATCAACAACTAATGAGTTGTTGATTAATTTATTTCTATATAGCGATCCGGCTAGTTTTACCCCGCCGTCTGGATACGATGGATATTTTGTTAATTCCCCGCAAGATACTAATGGATCAGCGGTCTCCTGGGATGCTATCGCAAGTTCTGGGTCTACCGGAACAAGAACAGCAACGCTTGGAACATCGAGAGACTACCTAGCGGCTTCTGTCCTTATAAAAGAGTCTGGCGCTACAACAAATACAAGTACCACAAATATAGATGCGCTAGTTCAAAAAACCGGTATAACGGCAACGTCGAGTTTGAGCGCGTTGCTACAAAAGTCGTTTAGCGGGACTGTTAGCATTGATGCTCTGGCCGCTGCTTTAAAATCCGGGAATGTTTCTATTGACGCGCTTTTTCAATCAACCGATAAAGCATCAACGGTTTCAATAGATGGCCTATTGCAAGCAGTCAAGACAGGTGCGGTATCTATTGATGCTGCGGTTGCAATTATCGTTGCGGCAACGTCAGGAATTGACGCGCTATTGCAGAGTTCTTTTAGCTCTGCGGCTGCATTGGATGCAATTGTTAGCGGAAGCTCAACTGTTACTGCATCTCTTGACGGGTTGTTGCAATCCGGTAAATCTACAACTGTGTTAATTGATGCTCTATTGCAATCAGGTTATCTATCGCAAACCGATATTGACGCGATTATCTCAAAGGCGTTCAGTTCAACTGCATCAATCGATGCGCTATTGCAAGGCGTGGCCACCACGTCTACTAGCCTAGACGCGATCATCAGCGGTGGCATTTCTGCATCGGTAGTCCTAGACGCGCTCTTGCAGTCTGGCGCGGTAAGTACCGCCTCGATTGATGCCTTGCTGCAAAAAACAGGATATAGCACAGTCTCGCTGGACGCTTTCATTCAGGGCAGTGCATCCGCTATTTCTGCGCTGGACGGGCTGTTGCAGGCCACTAAAACGGGAACGCTATCACTAGACGCTATCATCGTGAGTGCTGGAGAAGCGCTAGCCGCCACGGCGCTGGATGGCCTCGTGCAAGCACTCAAGAGCAGGTCATTATCGCTGGATGCCATGGTGGCGGTCCCGGTGGCCGGTGCTGCGGCTGGATTGGATGCCCTGCTATTCGTGACCGGCGTTAGCGCTGTAAGCGTGGATGCTTTGTTGCAGGCCACTAAAACGGGCATCCTATCCATCGATGGATTGGCGCAGTCAGCGAAAACCGCTCAAATCTCGATAGATGGGTTGGTTCAATCCGCAAAAACTGGAATGGTTTCACTGGATGCAGTTGTGGGCATCATCGGAAGCGCGGCGATTTCGATGGACGGGATTCTACAGAAAAGCCGCGCTAGTGGCGTCTTCATTGATGCGATCATTGGATTGATTTCAGCGATTATCATGCCGACCGGACGTGTGATCAGCATTGCTCCAACAGACCGATTTATTGTGATTAGCGAGACAGACCGCTTTATTGTCATACCGAATTCAGACCGATCAGTAGTAAATTGAGGATATAGCCATGGCTGCAACGATTCAGATTCATGAACTCACTACCAACGCTGATACGGGCGTTGACAAGACTTCCAGCACCGTGCGTTTCAAAGCGGTTGCTTCGACTACCTCAACGACTGTTGACGCGAATGACCCGCTAGTCGTTCCTGGCGCTGGCACTAATTACAGCTATGTGAAAAAGCTGCGCGCCTATATGTCGGCAGCGCCGAACACGAATATATCTAACATGCGCTGGTATAGCGATGGTTCAAGCGGATTCGGAACGGGCGTCGCTTGCACGGCTAAGAATCTGGGGACCACATTCGGAACGCATTACAATACCGCGATGAGCGGCGGATCAAGCCTTTTCGGCTATACGTCAGGCTCACCTATCAATGGCGACGGCACTGATACCGGGCCTTTTGTGCCTGCTGATAATACTACCTATATTGGTGATATTATCGAGTTGCAGATTTCCGTGGCGTCCACGGCAAGCAACGGCGCGCTGAGTGCTGAGACGCTCACGTTGGCGTGGGATGAGATTTAAATGATCCTCCTACAAGACCGCTATGCCTTCGAGGCCGAAATGCCTGATGGAACTCTCATTACGTCCGGTGGCGACATTGCCGGTGCAGTAAGGGTTTCCTTGATTCCTAAAATCGCACTCTTGCCAAGGCACGATATTCTCGGACAAGTCTTTATCCGGCGATTCCTGCGGGCATTCAAGCGGTCTGTAGTGGGCGGATTCGATAAGAAGGCTTACTTCGATGAGATTGAGCGGCAAATCAGCGATAGCCGAATCGCGGCACGGGCTGCACGGGATGAAAAAGGTATTGTGCTGGCCATTGAAAAGACCGAACCTGAAAAGCCGGTGAAAGGCGACGAATACATGCAGGTTGTCTGTATGGAATCCTGTCGGCTTTATGTACGCCACTCGGACGGAGCAAGCCTCATTACTCCGCCTGACTTTGAGTTGTATCTCTAGGAAATCACGCCATGGCTTACACGCACGATGGGAAAAAGCCGGTCAATTCCAAGAACGATCCGATAAATCCTGGCGCTATTGAGTGGGAATATTTTCACTATGACAATTGGCTTCGTCCTGGGGAAACCATTATCGCGCATACCGCGTCTATTGTGGGCGGAATCATTGTTACTGACTCAACATATCTTGGAACGATGGTTGATGATACTGGTACGAGCTACGATCAGACCTATGGCGTGGAGTACAGCGCTACGGAAGGCGCAACGTCCGTGACATTAACGCATAGGGTATCCACTTCCACTACGGGCGCGGTTGATTTGGGCCGGACTGATATTGATCGATCCGTGATCATTCCTGTTAGAAATCCGCTTTGATCGATGATCGAAATAGAGCAAGATGCGATCACTAAAGACAAAGAAATAGAAGCCATTAGCACTGAGGCTTGCGGTGCCGCGCGCGAAATAATCAGCATCGTTCAAGATGAGGTTATCAAGATTCGAACACAAGAAGACCGTAGGATTGATGGTAAAAACCTGAATCAACTTGCCTTGGCTCTAAAAAATGCTCAAGACGTTGCGCATAAAGCCATTGAGGCTAGACACCAGAAAGGCCAACAAAGAGAGCTTGAGTTTATCGTTAGGTATGCAAGCTAATGGGCTATCATGTTGTTATGCCAACCCCGCATGAGAGACAAAAAGAATTTGTCGAAACCGATAAAAAGCGGGTGATGGTGAGGGCGGGACGGCGCGGCGGTAAGACGGTTGGAGTGGCGATTCGTGCCGCTAAAAAGTTTTTAGCAGGAAAGCGCGTGCTCTATGCTGCGCCAACCATCGATCAAGTGGACCGATTCTGGACTGAAACGTGTCGGATATTTCAAGACCCAATCGATCAGAAAATATTTAATAAAAACTCAACTCGGCATATCCTGGAACTACCCGGAACGGAGCGCAGAATTAGGGCTAAAACCGCATGGAATGCGGATACCTTGCGCGGCGATTATGCCGATGAACTGATTCTTGATGAATTCCAACTGATGAACGAAGAGGTTTGGGGCGTCGTCGGCGCGCCGATGCTCGCTGATAATAACGGCGACGCTGCTTTTATCTACACCCCTCCGTCCCTTGCCTCGCGTAGCGCTTCAAAAGCCAACGACCCGCAACATGCCGCGAAAATGTTTAAGCGCATTAAAGCATCCGGCGATCCGCGCTGGAAGCTGGTCCATTTCTCTAGTCATGATAATCCGCATATTTCTAGTGAAGCCCTGGACGAATTGTCGAACGACATGACGGCGCTAGCTTATCGCATGGAAATCATGGCGGAAGACGTGGATGAAGCACCTGGCGCATTGTGGACAAGACACACGATTGAATCACACCGCGTCTATCGCATCCCGGACCAAACAGAACGAATTATCATCGGCGTCGATCCATCGGAAACCAGTACCGGCGATGAGGCCGGCATTGTCGCTGCGGCCTTGAGCGGCGGGCATGGCTATATCCTGGGGGATGACTCGCTGCAAGGTTCCCCATTGCAGTGGGCGCAAGCGGCGGTTGCAGCATATCATCGGCACCATGCAGATATGATTGTGGCCGAGTCGAACGCGGGCGGAGAAATGGTCGCTTTGACGATTGCCACCGTTGACCCGAATATCCGCGTCAAGCTGGTGCATTCGAGTCGCGGTAAAATAGTCAGGGCCGACCCAATCGCCGCGCAATATGAGCATGGCCTAGTGCATCATGTCGGATCATTCCCGAAACTTGAAGATGAGATGTGCCTGTTCGTCCCTGGTGGTAAATCGCCAAATCGGCTAGACGCCATGGTGTTCGCATTGATAGAACTTGATTTGTCTCATAAATCCCATCTACAAGTGATAGACTACAAAGCACTAGGCGGACTGTATTTGCCTGGAGGATTCCCGAATGTTTGAGCGACTCAAGCAATGGCTACAGTTCGCGCCAATGCAAGACAAGAAAGAAATAGTCGCATCGCGTGATGCGCTGTTCTCTGAGCAAGTTTATGACAAGATGCTAAACTGGTTTACCACGATTCCAGACCCTGATTTATTGTTGCGGGAAGCAGGCATTCAGCGGCACATGCTTAGACAGTTGGAACTCGATGACGAAATCTCAGGGCGTCTCGAAGACCGTGTTTCCGCGCTGATTGCCACGCCATGGGCGATTGAGCCAAACGAATCAAAAGACGCTGAATTCATTACTGATCAACTCGCGCGCGTGATCGAAGCGATTGATCGGGCCACCGTGTCAGCGGTCGCTTACGGTTATTCCATGTCTGAGATGGTTTACTCGGATTTTGGCGGACCCATTGGCATTGATAGCTTTACGCAATGTCCAATTGAATGGTTTCAAATCTCTGGTGAATCGCTGGATTGGCGCTATTTTCCAAGTGACGGGACCGGCGGCACGCTAGGGCTTGAATGCTCACCGCTGAAGTTTTTCCCCATCGTCCGCAATCCGACGCGGAGAAATCCCTACGGGGAATCGCTGCTATCAAGGCTGTGGTATCCGGTCACTTGGCGGCATGAAGGCTGGAGAATGTGGCTGAATTTCCTGACCACGTTCGGACAACCCATCGTCATGGGCATGGTATCGGACCCAGCCGGCTTTGTCGCCGCTATGCGGGCACAAGGGACGCGCTCGGTGATTGCTTGGCAAGGCGATGACAAAGACAAGGTACAGACCGTCCAGCCGAGCACCGCCGGCGAATTTGAGCGCATGGAATTAGCGCTAACGAAACGTATCCAAAAGCTGATTCTTGGCAACACGATGACGACTGACGGAGGGCAATACGGTTCCCGCGCTTCAGGCGAAGTGGGCTTGCAAGTCGAGGACACGCGCCGACTCGCTGACGTGCGCTTGAGCGCGGACGTGTGCCAGCGGGTAGTAACCGCGCTTTGCTACCTGAACGGTATCCAGCCCTTGCGGTTTGTGCGCCGCGATGAGACTGGCATCGAGCAAGCGCGGTCTGAACGCGACAAGAATTTGGCACCGGTGCTCGCATCCAGCGGCCTACAATTGACGCGCGGATATTTCGTCAATCGCTATGACCTGGCGGATGATGACATTGAGCCGGCTAGCACCACCGCCGCGCCCGTCAACGCGGGAATGTCCGCTCCCCGGTCCCTGACCTTCGCCGCCGGAGATACCGGAACAGTCGGGCAAGGCCAGCAGGCGATTGATGACCTCATGACCCAGACTCAGCGCGCGGCTGGCGATTACCCGCTTGATCCTGAACTGATTCGGGAAGCCGTGATGCAAGCCTCGAATCCGCATGATTTGAATGCGCGGATGCTGAGATTGTTCGCCGACGCCGATAACAAAAGCCCTGGATTCCAGCGCGCCCTGGAGATGGCCCACTTCGCCGCTGAGGTCATTGGGTACGTGTCGGCGGATGAGCGCACGCTGTAATGGCTCTCAACCTGCCGTTGCCGGGCACCTTCGAAGAGGCGATTGCATGGGCCAAGGCGCGGGGCGTGGTGCTCCCCGACGACTTCTATACTACCGTCGCCGCCGATGCACGGGGCCGGGCGTTTACGGTGAGCTATCTCACCAGCCTAGCTCAAATCCAAGGCACACTGGATTCGCTCACAGAATCGCTGGCGCAAGGTGAAACCTTTGAGCAATGGAAAGAGCGGGCCGGGGAGACCGTGGGCACGTTGACCGACGCGCACATGGAAACCGTGTTTCGCAACTTCCACCAAAATGCTTACAATGCGGGAAGGTGGAAGCAGTTCGAGGCGAACAAGGATGCCTTTCCATACCTGATGTTTTCCGCAATCAACGACGCCCGAACAACGGATATTTGCCGGCACCGGAACGGGATTATTCGTCGGATCGATGATCCGTTCTGGAATCGCAATAGCCCGCAAATGCACCACAACTGCCGGTCCACGCTGATTTCTCTTACGGAATCACAGGCCGCAAAGCGAAGCAGTGGGCCAACTGGCATCAACAAACCGACGCCTACGGATGAGCCTGGAACCGGATGGGGCTATAAGCCAACCGCCGAAGACGCCGCGCGCGGCTTGGCGGAAGCCGTCAAATCAGCGGCGGGAGCGGCACCTTCCGGTTGGTTTGAAACCATCATGGGATTATTCGCATCGGGATGGAGTTTCCTTTCTCGCCTGCTGGCCTCGATCTTCTAGTCATGACTGTACTACGTATAGACGTACGCGCCGATGAGACGCAAAAGCTGCTTGCGGAACTGCAACGGCGCACCGGGAATATTCAGCCCGCCATGGAAGGCATCGGGCAAATCCTAGTATCGAATACCCAACAGCGGTTCGTCGATCAAGTAGACCCTGACGGGTTGCCGTGGAAAGAGTTAAGCGCCGTTACTCTGGCACGCCGTCGCAAATCGGGAAGCGGTGCGCAAATATTGCGGGATACCGGACGGCTGGCGAGCGGCATCACGTATAAAGTCGTTGGTGGTAGCGTCGAACCCGGCACGAACGTAGTCTATGCGACAACGCATCAGTACGGCGCAAAGAAAGGTAGTTATGGCCGTACTCGCAAAGGCAGTCCTATCCCATGGGGCGATATTCCCGCGCGGCCTTTCTTCGGTTACAACGATCAAGATCAAGCGGACGTGCTAGAGCTTTTGCAACGATACATTGATGCCAGTCGGCCTCAGTCATGGTGGCAGCGGTTTCTTGATCTATTCAGACGTTTATTCTAATTGCAATCCCATTATTGCTTAGGTATTATCGGTTATGCCAATTCGGCATTAACTAAAGGTAGAAACATGGGATACGCTTTGATGACCACTGATGAACTCCTCGAACAAAGGCAGCAAATCGAATCCGAACTTCTAGGCCGAATCGATGAAGAACTTGCAACCATCGAACAGCGCCGCTCGCAATTGCTGGCGATGAAGCCGGCCGCGAAGCCGGAAGAGCCGACGAAGAAAAAGCGCGCGAAGTCTTCGCGACCTCCTAAATTCCGCAATCCAAGCAATCCAGAACAGACATGGACCGGCCTTGGTAAGCCGCCAATTTGGATTTCAGAACACGGCCGGGACGCTTGTTTGATTCCGGTGGAGGGCTAAGGCATGCTGAAATTTGAAAATGAAATTATGGGCGACGCGCCGCAATCCATCGAACGCCGGCTCATCCTGCCGACGCTGGAAGGCATGAGCTTCGGCGATCTTCGGTATATCGCCGATTCCATCGATGAATATGCCGGCGAGGTGCGGGCGATGTTGGAGCGAAAGCGCGAAGAGCGTATCGCGGAACTGAAGGCTCAAGTTGAAGCCGACAAGGCCCGGACGGCGGCAACGGAAGCAGAACTGGCCGCGCTGTGTCCGGCACCGGTAAAGATGGTCAACCCGTCAACGCCGAAGTATCGCGACCCGGCGAAACCGGAGAACACCTGGGCCGGCCGTGGGAAGCAGCCCGGCTGGCTGAAGGAGAAGCTGGAGGCCGGTGCCAGCCTTGACGATTTTCTGGTCGATAAGCCGGTAGTGCCGAGTTCGCCGGACGATCCGGGGTTTTGATCGACACGCCGCATATCCAGACCCGCCACATGGCGGGTTTTTTAATGCTTGACAGCACTCAATGGGTGCTATAGCATGGAAAGCGATAGATTGTTCTATCGACCGCGCCTCGGGGTCAGGGGCCAATATGCGAGATACCGCCATGCAAACCGCCTGCAACGTTGGAAATTCCAGCGATCATGAATACGATGAATTTCTATATCGATTGAACAAACGGTTTCTGGAAAACTGCGGGAACGGATCACGTCCTCTGTTTACGACCGATACAAAAGACCTTTGGGATATTTATCTGGACAGCTTCACTGATCCGGCTGAGCGGCAATACCACAATTGCCACGCCTGCCGTCATTTCATCGAGCGGTTCGGTTCGCTCGTGACGATCAGCGATGACGGCATGACCGTTCCGGCCATCTGGCATGAAGACGATGCCCCGGCGATCTACAAGCGAGCAGTCGCCGCCATGGCAAAAGCCGTGCGCCGCGCGAAGGTGAATGGGGTTTTCCTATCTTCTGGTGAAATGTGGGGCACGCCGAAAACTGGTATATGGCGGCACTTTGCCGTGTGCCCGCCGTCTGGAATGGTGTTCAAATGCCTCACGCAAACAGCCGGGCAAGCCATGGCCGAGAAGCGCGAGGATTTCAAGACGGTGATGCACGCCATGGGCGAATTCACCAGAGAGCACCTGGAAACCGCGCTAACGCTTCTGAAGACCGATTCATTGTACCGTAGCGAGAAGGTGTTGGGCCAAGCCGAGTGGCTGCATGGGCTGCACGTTGCACGCGCTGCTGCTCACGGTAGCGCCGCCAATGCCAATGTGGTGTGGCGCGCGGTGGCCACTGCGCCGGCTGGATTCTGTCATCCGCGTAGCAGCATGATCGGCACGTTGTTGGAAGACATCGCCGCCGGCAAGGATTTCGATGAGGTATCCCGCGACTTCGCCGCCAAGATGCACCCACTAGCCTATCAGCGCCCGCAAGCCGCGCCGACCACGGGAGCCATCGCGGCTGCTGAAAAACTAATCCAGCAACTTGGCGCGGCGGGTTCGCTGGATCGTCGCTTTGCTCGATTGGATGAGGTACAGGCGCTATGGCGTCCAGCACCGAAACAGGAAAAATCCGTGGATGGAATCTTTGGTCATTTGAAGCAGAAATTGACCAAGCAACCAGTATTGTCGATTCCCGCCAAGGTGATGACCTGGGAGAAGTTCCGGCAAACCGTGTTGCCGACCGCCGAACGCATGGCATTCCAAGTGCCAAGTCGAGGGCCATTTACCGCGCTTGTGACTGCCGTGAACCCCGATGCGCCACCCATCCTGCAATGGGACAGCGACGATGAGCGCAACCCGGTATCTTGGTATTTCTGGCACGGCGGTTCGCTGGCATCGCAATTCGGCCTCCAGAGCGGGATGTTTGTAGATGTTGAAGCGCTGGCGCTCAAACCATCGATGTGGAACGGTGGGAAAGATCACCATGGCGCTGGCGTGCTGTTCGTGCTGGCCGGTGCGCGTGAATCTAGACAAGCTGGGTCTGCGCTCTTTCCTGAAATCCTGAAATCCGAGTTCCACGGCATTCGTTCCGTCATTGAAGCGTACTCGCAAAGCGCTACCATTGCTGGCATGGGACAGCCGCACGCGGCCGGTGCCATGCTTAACAAGGGCGATACTTGGAACGCTACAGTGCGAGTATGGGTATCCGGCCATTCGATGGATTACAAGCTGGACCGCTGGGACTAGCATCATGACGAACCACCCAAATAGAAGTAAGCGATTTGGACATAGCGCAACGCCCACGCCAGATGAAGTGCGGGCGTTGCGCGAATCAGCGGGCTTGACGGTCGTTCAGGCAGCGTCCTTGCTGCATACGACAAAAAGAACGTGGGAAAACTGGGAGGCGAAAGTCGGATCAAAAAATCATCGAAGGATGCACCCGGCGTTCTGGGAGCTTGTACTGCAAAAAATTGGAGGGACGCACTCCTAGCCGTACCTCAAGAAACCCAACTGACCCGCTCTCGTAGCGGGTTTTTTGCGTCTTATGCGATAATGCCGCATGATCTCCGAAGACCTCGAACGCACGATCCGCGCAGCCCTGGACGGGGCCGGGATTGCTCAGGCCGAACACGTCGCCGCGTCGATCATGCGTGCGATCCGCGCGGAGTTCGAGGGCGAGTCGATCTACATAGACCGTCGGTGCAGCGCCCGTGTTGCCGAGCGGAACCGCATCATTGCGCGGGCGATAGCGGACAACGCCAGCATAGACCGGCTGGCGAATCGGTTCGGAGTCACAGCGCGCTTGATTCGGATGATTCGGATGCAGGCGAGGCAAGGGAAAATCAGTCTGTAGGAAACTTTTTTTTTAATAGTTTCCAACCACTTCCCTATCATCACGGCATGAAAGACAAACTGCGCCGTGACCTCACGTTTTCACCTGACATCACTGTTGACGAAACCAGCGGCTTGCCAACTGGTTTTAGCGGTATCGCCTATTCTGGCGGGGTAGTCCCAAACTACGGCTGGTATGGTGATTCAGCAATCGATATTGGTTCGCTATCTATCCCCGACCAAATGTTCGCCCTGGTCAATCATGACCCTGATCAGCGCGCCGGGCATTGCCGAGTTTGGATCGATGGCAGCGCTATTCATGTAGCTGGACAGTTCTCTCGAATGACAGCCGCCGGGCAATCCGTGGCAGGCGAATTCATGGAGAAAGCGCCCTGGAAACTGTCGGTTGGATTCAATGCTAATTCGGAAGACATGAGTCCGCCGCAAACGGTCAACATCAACGGCCAATCGCTCACCCTATCCACGATATTCCGCAATGCCAGAATTCTCGAAGTCTCTTTTGTCCCCGCCGATGCCGACCCCAATACCACGGTAGCTGCTTTCGCGGCTCCAGACACCCCATCGCCAACCCAGCAACAGGAAACAAAATCCATGGCTGATGATACCCGTATGGCCGATCTGGAGCGCCAAGTCGCTGACTTGACCGTCCAGTTGTCCGCCGAAAAGACCCGCGCCGATACCGCTGAAACCGCGCTTTCGACGTACCGCACCGATGCCCGCATGGCTGCCGTAAAAGGGCTGTTCAGCGACTGCGGCCTTGAATTCAGCGACGACAAAGCTAAGCCGTATCTCGACATGTCGGACCTGTCTTTTTCCGCCGTGTCCGAAGCGCTCAAGACCAAGGCTCCCGCGCGTGGCGCCGACCCGGCGTTGTTCAAGGCCACGGCCACCAGCGGTCAGCAACCGCCTGGCGATCAGGTCGTGCAGCTTTCGTCCGTCGATATTTATGCCAATCGTCGCAAGGCGATGGGCCAGCGCTAAGGAGTTGACATGACCGCACAAACGCAAGCACGCGGAACTGCTGAGTTCCTGCTGTACAGCGAAGACAAGCTATCCATCAAGGCCGTTACCCTCGCCAGCGGCGAGAACCTTTCCGCTGGTGCGGTGGTGGGAGCCAAGACCAAGCGCCAAGCCGCCGCCCCCATCCCGACTATCGTGGGCACTGGGTCCGGCCTCATGTCTGCGCTATCGTTCGGGCCGGATGTCAAGGTCGGTAGCTACGTCATCACCCTGCTGGCCACCAGCTCTACTGCCGCATTCTCGGTCGTTGACCCGGACGGCGTGGCGCTGGCCAACGGCGCAGTCGGCACCGCCTATTCAAGCTCGCATCTATCGTTCCTGATCTCGAACGGCGGCACCATGACCACCGGCGATGCTTATACCGTGGTGGTCACGGCAGCCGGTACGCCGGTCCTGGTTGGCACCGGCACAGGCGCGGTATCCGGCGTATCGCTGGGCAAGGATGCGCAGAATGGCACGTACCGAGTGCAACTGCTGGCCACCAGCGCGACGGCTGAATTTGAGGTCATCGCGCCCGATGGGAGCAAGCTCAAGCGCGGTCAAGTCGCCACTGCTTACACGTCCAGCCATGTGAATTTCACCCTGGCCAACGGCGGCACCATGACCTCGGGCGACTACTTCAACATCGTGGTGGCGACGCATACCGGGCAAGTCGTGGCCTGGGACCCGACCGCGACGGACGGTTCGCAAGAGCCGGCGGGCATCCTGTATGCCGCGACCAATGCCACCTCGGCCGCGACGCCCTGCACGATTGTGGCCCGTCTGGCTGAAGTTGAGGCCGCGCTGCTGTCCTGGAAATCCGGCGTGTCCGCCGCCGCGCAAGCCGTCTGCAAGACGCGCCTGCTTCCGAAACTGAACATCTTGGCGCGCTAGGAGACCTCTCATGGCTTGGGACGCATTTAACAGTAACGCTTTCGGCCTGACCTCGCTGACGGCCAGCATCAACCACCTCCCGTTCACTCCGACTCGCATTGCCGAGTTGGGTCTGTTCGAAGAGGCTGGCGTCAATACCCTGGATGTCGCGGTCGAGGAAATCAACGGCACTATCCAACTCTTGCCAGCCTTGCCGCGCGCGTCGGATGGAACCGTCATCACTCGCGACCTGCCGAACGCTCGCCCGATTCGTTGCCCGCATATTCCGGCGCGCGCGACGATCATGGCTGATGAGGTTCAGGGCGTTCGCGCCTTCGGGTCAGAGACGATGGCCGATACCGTCCAAAATCGCATCAATGAAAAGCTGGCGAAAGGTCGGCGTTCGATTGACTACACGCTGGAAACTCATCGTGTCGCCGCGATCATGGGCAGCTACTACAACGCCAACGGCAGCACGACCAGCTTATTTACCGAGTTCGGCGTGACCCAGCAGTCGGTAGGTATGGTGCTGCTCACCAGCACGACCAAGATTCGCCAGAAATGCTTTGACATTTTCAAAGCGATCAAAGCCGGGCTGGGCGGCATTCCCTATCGAAGCGTTCGGGTGTTCTGTGGTGACACGTTCTGGTCTTCGCTGATCGGGCACGAAGTCATCAACGCCTCCTACCTGAACAGCCAAGATAACGCCGTGGTCCGTGGTGATCCCAAGACCTCCTTTATGTGGGGCGGGATTACCTGGGAATGGTATTCCGGCACGTCCGATTGCCTGATCCCGCTGACTGAAGCCTACGCGGTGCCGGAAGGCGTGCCTGGGATGTTCCTGACTCGCTATGCACCGGCTCCGTATGCCGAGACCGTGAACACCAATGGTCTCCCGTATTACGCCAAGTCGAAGATGCTGGACTTTGAGAAGGGCGCGGAGATTGAAATGCAATCCAACCCGCTCAATATCTGCACGATCCCGCGCGCGGTCATCAAGCTGACTGAGACCTAAGCCATGGCCTACGCCAGTTCCGCTGATTTCATCGCCGCCTTCGGTGAGACTGAATGGCTTCAGTTGACCGACCGCGACCTGGATGATGTCAGCGATACTGGTGTTGGCGATGCCGCGCTGATTGCGGCCAGCGATACCGTGGACCGCTACGCGAGTGCGATCTATGCGGTTCCGCTAAGTCCAGTGGATGCAGTCGTTAAAAGCATCACGCTGGCCTTGGCGCGGTGGGATTTATCGGGCAATGCCGCGTCCGAAAGGACCACGGAAGGGTATAAGGAAGCCAATAAGCGGCTCTCTGATATTGCCGCTAAACGTCTATTGCTTTCTGCCGCCAAGGTTTCAACAGCGAGCAGCGACGGAACAACCGGATCATCGGGCGGCATGGCGTATTCGACGCCAAGCGATAGCTTTACCGCCGCGCCTGGCATTACGAGTTATCTCTGATGGCTCAGCCGTACTTATTGCCAGATTACATTTTTGACCTGCTTGATGCGGCTGGATTGGATGCCAGAATTCGGCATATCGCCAGTCTCCCGGCCATGGCAGATCAATCGCAACCAGCGCCGGCCATTTACGTGTTGCCGGTGCGAATATCAATCGCAGATGAAGAGGTAGCCACTTCGCCGATCTTCCGAGAATCAGCGATGGTTGCAATAGCGACTCGCTATGTCAATCAAGTAGGCGGTGAAGGTGCAAGGCAATTTGCCGCGCCATTGATGAGTAGAGTGATTGCCCTGCTGGCGGGATGGCAACCGGCTAGCGATTACACGCCGTTGCGTTTCGAGACGCCGGTCGAACAGCAATATATCCTTGGCTTCGGCTATTACCCGCTGCAAGTCTATTCGCTTTACGAGGTGTCATAATGTCCTTACTCACGAATCAAAAGTTGAAAATCGAAGCGGCGGCCACTCCTTTTGCTTTCGCCGCGATGACCGATTCCGGCGACCATTTGACCTTTACGACCACCAACAAGCCTTGGTCCCGTGCCGACTCTGAGCCGGTATTTGGCGGCTATGGCGTGGTGACGGGCGGCGCGGTCACGCCGGCGATCAGCGGCACTAATAATCTAGTGGACGCGGCTGCGGTGGAAGTGTTCGCACCAGCGATGACGGGCGCTAATACGACCACTGGCAAAATCACGGTCGCGGCTGACACTGACTTGACGTGTACCCGTGGCGCGACCACCAACACCCACATTATCAACTCGATTACCGTGGATTCTTCGGGCGCTTATGCCGTAGTGGCTGGCACTGCAACGACTGCTTTCAGCGAGACGCGAGGCGCTTCTGGTGGCCCGCCGTTTATTCCAGTCGGATCGGTCGAGGTGGCTCAGGTCCGCTTGACCTCTGTGACGTCCGCGCCGATTACCGCTGATGAAATCTTTGCGGCTCCAGGCGTTCATCAAGAGCGGTACGACAACCCCGATTTCACGCCGGATTATCTGCGCGGCACGCTGACCTTTACCTCCGCGCTACCGCTGATTCATACCGGCTCAGTGGCGAAAAAGGTCTATGTGCGCGGGGCGACGCCGATCTTTAGTGACCTGAATGATGTCAAGGATTGGGTTCCGTCTGAATCCAATGACTCGGTTACGTCCGACACGAACTATGATCGCACGATTGCCGCGTCCATTTCGTCCACGCTGAATGCGGCGACGTTCTCACTGGCCATGAAAGACGGCGTAACCGATTTTATTTTGAGCCTGGTCGGTAAGCTGGTAACGCTGAAGTTCTACCCAAACATCAACGGGACTGCGTACCAGTTGACTCAAGGATACCTGAGTAAGACTCGTGCCTTCCCGGTCAAAGGGAATCCGACCGCCAGCTTTACCGTTGCGGCGGAACGGGCGAGCGTCGATTTCACGTCCTGATATTTTTTTCAGAGTGTCCACGGGACACAAGGCAGGTGCTCCCGTCTTGTGTCCCTTTTTTATCGAAGAAGGAAACATTCATGGCTTTTGACATTGACCGCTTTTTACGCGATGCGCCGCTATTGACCGCGCAAACAAAAAAGGTTCGAGTGCCAGAACTAAAGCATTGGTTCCCGGAAGGTGAGGAACCGGATTGGGAAGTGCGTGGGCTCACAGGTGATGAAATAGCGCGCGCTAACGATGTCAATAGCCGGATTGAAATCCTACGGGATGCCATGGAGGTTATTGCATCTGCGGTTAGAAGCAATCGAGGGGAAGCCCTAAAGGAAATCATGGGCCTTAGTGATGTACCGAACGATCTTGCAAGGCATTTCGATCATTTGATGTACGGTAGCGTGAATCCGCAAATCTCGCGTGAGGCGGCAGTCTGGATATTCAAGCTATATCCAGTGCAAGCCAAGTCTCTCATTATGGAAATCATGTTTCTCACGAATAACGGTCCCGACCTGGGAAAGCTGCAAGACTCTACAGTGACCCAAGCATAATTCACACCTTGTACCTGTGCGAACGGAAAAACAGATTCTTGTTTGAAGTTCGTCCAGATATATTTCCAGGCGGAAGATTATGTGCTGTAGAGTTGAAATTATGGGATATGTTTATTACAGATTTAAACGAATCAAGGCAGAAATAAATGGCTGATCTACAAAGCATCATCAAGATCATTTTTAGCGGCGACGATCAGGTATCACAAACCGCTGGCAATATTTCAAAGCAGCTATCAGGAATTGGCGATATTGCAACTGGTATTGCCACTCCATTTGCTGACCTTGCAAATAAAATCTTGATCCTTGATGCTGCCGTTTCTGCGGTTGCGCTAGTCATTGGCGTTAAAGCGGTACAGGCTTCCAATGAATTCAGTGCCGGCCTTGCTGATCTTAACCGTTTTTTAAATGAAGGTGAAGGAAACGCGCAACAATACAAACAGCAATTTGATGATCTATCCGTAAAATACGGAACGAACGTCAATGATATTGTGAAGTCAACGGCGGACTGGAAAGCCGCAAATCTCGATGTCAATACTTCGCTAGAGCTGACAAAGATTGCGCTTGATTACTCCATCGCCGGACAAATTGAGGCCGGCGAAGCAACAGACACGCTCAAGAAAATTATATCTGGCATGTCGGTTGAAAACGATAAGGCTGTCGAATCATCCAAGCGATTCGGCGATATTATGAACTATATCGGCGACTCTGCAAAAACCAACTTTAAACAAGTCGCTGATGGCGTTGCGCTTATAGCGCCCAATATTAAACTGAGCGGCGCGTCATTCGAGGAAGCAACCGCTATTATTGCGGTCATGAATGAAGTTTTGCAGAGTGGCGCAAGTTCTGGCGCTGCATTTAACGTCATCATGGGGCAACTTGCAAAGCCGACAAAAGATGCTGAAATAGCCCTAAAACAATTCGGTGTCACTGTTGATCAGAATGGAATCAATCAAGAAACATTCTATGGGACACTATCAAAAATTGCCGCAAAATGGCCAGAACTGACCGCCGAACAACAGCGCATTGCCGCTGCAACGCTTGTTTCTAGCGAGAATACTAAAGCCTTTATTCCCATATTAGAGAATTGGGGCAAGGTCGGTGTTTTAGCATCGAAATCTATTACTGATGGGGTAGGAAGCATGTCCAAGGAAGTTGAGCGCGCGCTCAATACTTCCGACGCTGCTTTCAAGTCTTTCAACAAGTCGCTTGACCTACTCTTCATTACGCTGGGCACGCAAATATCGCCGGGAATCGTCGAGGTCGTTAAGTCGCTGACGGCGTTTGATGTCGCCCTCAAGAAAGTAGCGGAAGGAAAAGACAGTCCATTTAAGCCGCTCTCCGACAGCCTAAGCGGCGCGCTGGGTGAGTTTTCCAAGGTCATTGATGCAGTCACAAAGAATCTGCCAGACGCGCTTCAGAACGTCGATTTTAGCGGCTTGATTCGATCATTTGACGGGCTATTCGGCGAACTGGATAACCTGTTCCGCGCATTCTTTGGCGACATTGACGTTACCACTGTCGAAGGGCTGTCTGACGCGCTACAGAAAATAGTGGATGTTGGATCAACGCTTGTCACAACGACACAAGGCATTGTGGCCGCATTCAAGCAATTTGCTGAAGCAGCGGGGCGGGCGGTCGATGAGTTTGTAAAGCTCGATCAAGCGAGCCAACTGGACTTTGGTAAGTTCATCGGCTCTGCAAAGTTACTCATTGATGCAGGTATAGGTGTAGGAAGCGCGCTGATTGCTATCGGGCAAGCCGGCGCTGATATGGCGAGCGCTATTGATGTTGCATTTAGAGCCGCCAAAGTCACTATCAATACCATTCAAATAGCAGCAGGCGGCATTGCTTTACTGGTTACTGAATTAGCCTACAAAATAGCCGAAGTCACAAAGTTTGCCTATTCGGTATTGGGCGATGATGCAAAAGTAAAAGAAATTGATCTTGCGCTGGCCGGCCTGCAAAAAACAGCCAACGATCTCACGGCGGATATTGAACGGAACAAGAAAGAATGGCATGACGCATTTATTCCAGCAGTTAGCGATGCCGGACAAAAGGCAAAAGACGCTAATAATTCACTGCTTGGAATGTCGTTAGGTCTGAATGATGTCAAGGATAGCGCCAAGAGGGCGACCGGCGAAGTAGCAGATACCGCCGCAGAACTCGGCAAGCTGGCTGATATTAAGCTCGATAAGATAGAAGTGCAGTTTAGCTCAAAAGGAGAAGCCGCAGAGGCCGCTGGACAGATTAAAAAGGTCAGTGACGAAGCGAATATGCTGGTCCCTCGCCTAGTCACGGTGCGCGATGAAAATCAAAAGGTAATCCGCACTTACACCGAGATGACGAACGTCATCCCCGGAGTGACCGGCGGGTTAAGTGTGCTCGGTAGCGGAATGGACAAAGCCAAGGACAAGGCAAAAGACGCTGCAAAGGAGAGCGATAATTTCCGTATCAAGATGGAAGAAATCGCCAGCAATGAACGCATCAAGAATATCGAGGCTTACGTTAGTCTTAATGTTGCTGAACTGGAAGCGCAAACCAAACAAGTCGAAGCGGCATTTGATTCCATCAATACCACGATCAACAGCACCGGCGATCTTCTAGGTTCTCTTTTCGGGAGTCTTGATAAAGCGGACACCTACACGAAACTGCAAATCATTGAGCAAATCGAAGCCGAGAATAAGCGGCGGGATGCGGCGCTTGAACTGCAAAAAGAATTGACGCAAGCTGAGATTGAGAACATTCGCGCCAAGACACGCGCCTTGGATCGTGGCGACGCCATAATTAAAGTCGAGGGAACTGGATTAGAGCCGCACTTGCGCGCTATCATGTGGGAAATCTTTAAAGAAATCAGAACCACCGTCAATGGTACAGCCAAAGATTATTTATTGGGACTGCCCTCATGATCAGCATCAGCGCGCCGACTTACGACCCTGCCGGGGCTATCTTGTTGCCGAGCCAAAGGCTAGATAACCCATACGAGGGGCGGCGGCGTGGCACAGTCACGGCAACCCTGGACGGCGGCGTGTCTGTTTACGATGCTGGCTACTCTGTTTCCGATCAAACGCTAAAAGCCGTCATCGTCAGTCCTACCAAATCGACCTTGGAAACGATTCGCTATCTTGTGGCGTATTATTCGCAAGTCATCGTCAGTTGTGAAATCGGGGTTTATAGTTGCGTGCTGAGCTATGCGCTACGTAAATCAGAATTAAATCTCGAAATGCGCATTATTTCGCGTCTTGACGCATAGGATTAAACAATGGCCTCATCGATTACGCCTTATGCGCATTATTGGGATTTGATTGTATCGAAAGGCGCGGCGCTGTATTCGACGACAATCAAGGTTGCGCTCATTACGAGCAGTTACACGTTTTCTGCGGCGCACACGATTTTCGATCCAGGAACTAATAATTCCGCAGACCCAAGTTATAACGAAGTTCCAAACGGTAGCGGGTACACCACGGGCGGCGTTGCGCTCGCTAACCCGGTCGCAAGTAGTGGAGTATTGACATTTGATAATCCAACCTGGACCGGGTTGACCGCCACCTACCGCGCCGGAATCTTTTATTTTTCCGATACGATTGATAGCAAAGTGAATCCATTGATTGCTTATTACCTACCGGATACCACGCCAGCGGATATTGCAGTGGTATCGGCTGATTGGGTGCTGGCAATCGATCAAGTCTACGGGCTTTTCTATAACCCGGACGCTTAACATGATTGATGTTCTAGTTGGAGGACAACTCGATTCAAGCGTTTACATGCGCCGATACGCGTTTGACGGATCAACGATTAAATGGGGGTATAGCCCTGGAGGAACTGTAAACGGGATTGCTATTGCAAGGGACGGAAGGATTGCGCTTGCTCACGCTTATTATACAAGCTATCAAGTGACTGTATTAAGCGCGGATGGAGTTAAGCTGTGGAGCTACAGTCATTCAAGTACGTCAGGACAAGACGGCATAGCGGTATGCTTTGACAGCTCAGGCAATTTAATTATTGGCTGCGAGTACCACACTTCATCTCCTTATTATACTCTTCGTAAGTTAGATACGACTGGATCATTGTTGTGGTCAGCGGCTCCAAATGGTAATACCACTCGTTGCGTTTGTGTGGATTCAAATGACAACGTAATTGCCGGCGGTGATAATGGGTATATAAGAAAATATAGCCCAACAGGAACATTGCTTTATTCGTATAACCACGGCGCTGCTGTTTATGGGGTTGCCGTAGATTCCAGTGATAATGTTTTAATGACTGGAACTCGCTATTCGTTCTCAGTGACAACTCGTAAACTTGATCCTACGTTGACAACGGTCGCGTGGAGCGCAGACCACGGCAATGGTTGTTATGGTATTGCTGTCGATAAAGATGATAATGTGATTACAGTCGGTATTGTCAGTAGTTCAGTAACCACACGCAAATATCAATCCGATGGTACGCCGGTCTGGACAAAGAATCACGGCGCAACGGTTCGGGCGGTCGCTTGTGATCTAGCTGGGAATATCTATACGGCAGGAGACGCTTATTCATCTCTGGAAGTTCATCGCTATGACGCGGCTGGAAATAATACTGCGCTGATTAATTTCGGAACAAACCTTTATGCGATTTCGACAAAAACAGAAACCATCCCGCCGCTGGCTATCAGTATAGGATTTAGATCTCCGCTCCCACTGCGGGAAATATCAGCATCCTCGCTCATTACCGGAATCATTATCTACCGCTGCTATTTGACGGGAGGCAGCGGAACGATTCAAATCCCCATGTCATCTTTTCAATGCCGGCGGCGGATTGATACGAAGGCATGGCTATCTATCGTATGTCCATCAGCGACGGATGCGCTTGTTACGCAAATCACAGACCGTAGTGATGGCCAGATCGTCTTAAAACGTGGCGTCAAATATCCAGACGGGTCGGAACAACTTGACGAAATGATGCGCGTCGATTACGAAACCCTGCGTTTCGATAAGGGTTCTAATAGCGCAAGTGCGACTCTGACAGGGCGCTCCACTGAGACTTATATCGCAAAAGAACGCACCGTAACCGGGGTATCCTATCGCGCCACCACGGACAATTCTAGGCGGGTACGTTGCGACATCGACACGTATCTAAGCCCTGGCGATACCGTTGACCTGGGCGGCGAAGAGACGATGACGGTTTCAGAGGTCACGATTTACTGTTCGCCAAGCCAAGCCGGAATGGAACTCGGTGAAACCTGATGGGGAAGGCCACGGTCCTATCTGGGGGAACGGACGGGCTTTATACCATCCGGCCTGTATACAATACCGCGCCGTTGGATCGGCTAATTGCCGACCTGACCAAAGCGAAAGCCGAACAGTTGACGTTATTAGGCCGCGCTACTGAGACGCTGAACCTGCTGGAATCAGAAACCGAAATCGCGCGGCGGGCCATGAACGCGGTCATCAATCAGTGGCAACAAGACCTCCTTAATACCGAAAACCCGCCGCCGATTGTACCGCCTACCGAAGATGATCCTGAAACGGGACAGCCGTGGGAGCCGCAAGACAAAGCACAGTATGGACCGCTGGAAGACGCCATAAACGCCGCCAGGACGGCAGCGGGCAAGTCTACCCTAACCCGCGACGATGACCTTGATTTTGCCGCCCGCCGGCACGCCTGGGACATGTCCGGGCGGCGATTGATGGGACATATCGGGAGCGATAAGAGTGTGCCCACCAGCCGCATTGCCGCCACCGGGTATCAGGCGGATTTCGCGGTGGAACTGGTTGCCTGTGGGGCGTTCACGGCGGAAAGCGCCGCAGCACAATGGACCATAAACAGCGCGTCATCGATCTACAGCGATACCGCAACCCAACTCGGGGTCGCCTACACCTACAGCACCAGTCACCCCGCTACGCACCTCTGGGTGGCCCTGCTGGCCCATCCTGACCCCGACCCCGACCCATCGCCGCCGACCGTCACTTACCCGGATGATCCCGCTCAAAAGACCGCGCGGGAGCAAGAGGCCGGGCTTGAGAAGATTGAGCCGCCCAAGACCAAAGTGCTGGCCCAGCCGGCGAAGCTCACGGACGTGGTGAAGAAATTCGGCATCGCGGCCGGGAAGGAGGCGTCGGCGCGCAAAGAGATTGCAAAGCTGCTGGCCGAATACGATCAGAACAACCGCAAATTGGATGAACTTGAAGCTCTGAAAACAGGGCACGAAAGCGAATCAATGAGCGCATGGTGTGCCGATCTTTCCGAAGAACTCACGGCTGGAACTCTGGTTGACACGTTTGAACCACCCGGATTCCGAGACGGGGACCGGCTGCATATCGCGCCGTACCAGTCTAGCCCGCAATCGTGGGCAGCGTCCGAAGTCGGGAAACTGCGGGATGCGCCCACGATGACCGATGCCGCCGTGCTCTATGCTTATCTGATCGAGCCTGGTCATTATAAGTGGCGTCCGTTATGGCGCTATGCCAAGATTACTGCAATCCAAAGCAGCGCTGATACCTGCAACTTGACGCTAGAAGCAGTCAACGCACGGACTACTGAAAGCGAGACGCTATCGTTAAATTCGGAATCTACGCTTTCCGCCGTGCCCATTGCCTACATGAGTTGCAATAGCGCCGCGTTTGAAGTTGGAGATCGGGTTATTGTTCTGTTTGAGGGGCAGGATAGGGCGCACCCTAAAGTCATCGGCTTTGCAAGCAATCCGCGCGATTGTGGCGGCTGGATCGAATCATTCGACGAGGCGGTTTATGATTTAGGTGCAAATGAGGTGGCGGCCTGGACTGGCCTTTTAGTCCCATCGGGCGATGGCTGGCCAATATCGAACCTTGTGCCTTATACGGGAGCGACCGGCTTAAGATTCCAAGAATGGCTAACCGATTACTCCGATTACCTTACCGCGCCATTGGTGCGTGCGTATTGGGGTGGCGGAAATTATTATTCAGATACGGTTGATACGACTACGTATACCGGAAATTTGTCAGTTTATGTGACTGGCAATCATCACAAGATGATCGTCGCCGATTACGGGGAGAATGACACGGGGACCGGATATGCGGGCGATGGTGATTTACTGGTTTCCACCAGTCTTTCATCCGTCCCGCGCCGTTATTGTTCAGCGATCATATTTCCTGATGATTGCCGAGACTTTCTTGTGAATGGCGAAGCCTCCTTTGATTTCCCGATCTGGTTGGATTGGGATACGCTAGAAGTTCAGTTTACCATATCGGCTGATGTTGGCTTATACGGTGGATATTATCAGTGCTGGTTACAACTTTTTTTCTGGGCTGGATTCAGTATCTATGATGTTGTCGGCATTTCCGATCAAGCGCACATGGGATTATATGGCGTATCGTGGGATGCCAATCCCATCGGTACAAGCATGGCTTTCGTGCCGTTCAATCTCGGAGATTCAACCGGAGACAATACCGGAAGCGTGAACCACGAACGGTATTTAAACTATGAGATTACCCATGATTACGACCATCATATATGGTCGAACAACAATCCATCCCCATACGACTTAGGGCACGCCCATGCACCGGTCGGGTATCGCTACTATTGCGTATATGATCCGACCATCGCCAGCAACTTAACCCGCCCGCTAGACGGCCTGCTTAGTTATGAAGTAGCGGACGGAATCAACGCTAGGCACACGTTCAAAGTTCCGCGTACGCTCATCGATCCAGGGCATACGATAGACGCGGTACAGGTCGCACGGCAGGGCTACGGGAACCGGGGGAGGATCACGCTGCACTCGATCCGAGTCTACAAAGACGAGGCATAGAAAAATATTTTCACTACCCTATTGCATCCTTCGCATACTGCTGTATACTGAAGTCAAGGGTAAGGCATGGGGCCGGACCGGAAGAAAGGGGAAACTAAGATGAACGCAAATCTGAAGCAGGTCAAAAGTGTAGGGGAATATGCGTTCGGGAGTATGCCGTTTGCGCACCACACTCAAGGCAGCGCCCGCCGCCCAAGCACAAGATTAACGAAGTGGGTTTTATTCTTAGAAGGAGATGATTGCGAACTAGCTGAATACCCAACGAAGGGAGCCGCTTTGAAAGCGGCAGCAGGATACGGACTTACTGTGATTATGCAGTAATAAGCCTTCAACGGTCAGGCATGGGGTCGGACCCAAGAGGAAGGGGAAAGACATGAACAAGCAGACGCTGAAGCAAATCCGGGAAGAGGCTACTCAGTGGGCGCGTCGGCAAGCTGCTAAAGAGGCCGCTAACCCGGAACTGAAGAAGCTCATGGATGAGCTTCGGGAAGCCGAAGCGATTTTCTTTGCCAGTCAACACTAAACACAACAACCCGCCTTTCGGCGGGCTTTGCATTGGAGGATTACATGACCCCAAGCGAAAACACAAGAGCGTGGGAGCAGGAAAAGCGGGATGCCGGGTGGGAGCTAGTGCGCGCATGGCTCCCTCCAGAAGCGATCAAGAAACTAGACGCGCTCGCCACGGTCAAGGGCGGGCGCGGAAAGGCGATTGAAGAGTTGTTGCGCTAACTCCACGGCACCGGCTTCAAATCCGCTTTCAGATACAGAGGGTGGCACGGATGTCCGCCCTTTGTGAGTTTCAGTACGTGCAGCCGATGAAGGAACCGCCGTACTGCATCCCCGCGCCCCAGGTGCTCCCCATGGACGCCCCACGCGGCGATTACAATGCCAGCGTCCGCCGCCAGCCGAATCAACGCCGTGTCGTTCTTGGGGCCAATCGGATCGTCAAACCGCTTCATCACGAGCGGATCGGTCGAACGATAAGCAAAGATATTCGTCATGCACAATGCGCCGTATCCCCACGATTGCGCGTACCGGATGCAGCGCCGCACGGTCGGATCGTCTTGTGTTTCGTCCGCCGTGCTAGGGTTCAGTCCGATGAACATCGCATAGTCGCCCGGTGCCCAGCGTCTCCACAGGGAATAGCGCCATGTGCGGCATGGGCTGAAGGTGGCAGTGCGTTCGATGATCTTCATGCAGGCTCGACAAGCATGAGGTCGTCGTCGTAAATCCAGAACGGCTTTGAGAATTCATCGAGATATAGTCCAACCGACATACCGTCCGCGCATCTGCTATCAACCACTTTGACTTTGTAATCTTCTCCAACCTCAAGATTACATTTAGGCCAACAAGTCACCGTTCGGCTGCCAACCAACCTTACTGTATCGCCTACCTGGATAGTCGCCGGATCGATGGGCTTCATTCTGAAGGTGGCCACTGCTGTCTGATCCGAGCATTGCTCTGCTTGATCAATGCAGCATCGGCGCTTAACCGGCTCAACCCGGCGATGCGAATTCCAAGAAATCCCACAGTCGCTTTGATTAGAGCGACACTGAGCAGGAAGGATACCGGAGATGTTGTATAGTGATTTCATGATTTTACCCCTTAGGAATTTTCGCCCGATATTTCGTGACTACCGACTCAGGAATCCACTGCGGCGGGTTATAATTCCAGCTTGCGAAGACGCGCCGTTTCTCTTGATCGACCTCGTAGACTCGCACTGTCCAAACGTCCCACTTGCCGCGCCAAAACTGGTAAGTTGATTTCCGCGCGTCATAAAGAATCATTCCGGGCTGTATCTTCTAGAACTTGATCATTTATTATTCCTCATCATCACAATCAAAATTATCGACTTCTGTTTTTTCCTGAACATTACCATCAGGAAATGTTGCTAGTAGCATATAATGCCCGGCCAAATCTTTTGCTGTATTGAACTGAGGAACGCTATCAGAAATAATGTCATTACACAAAAGACCAAATGCTTTCTGAATAACAACATGTCTATTGTTTTCTGTTTTTGGTTCTTTGCTGTTTTTTTCTACTATTTCCCTCTTAATTAGATTAAGACGCACAATTCCTCTTTGTAAATTCCTATATAGCTGTTTAGTATTCTTTTCCCATTCATGGAATTCTGATTCTTCAGAAAATGAATCTATGTTAGCATCCTCAAGCTGTGCCTGAATTCCTAGCATTTTATCAACCAAATCCGCTTTTAATAGTTCACACTCGGCGGTTGTTTTTGGCTTTTTATAAGAAACTGGCTTTCTCATTATTTCACCTATTCATAAGTCATTCAAACTTCATGCTTTCAAACTTCGCTATCTGTTTCATCAGGCTAGCGATTTTATTAACGCGCATTTCTTCAGCGCGGTTGATAGCCTCTTGTTTGGTCCTGAACCAATCAACTGGATTGATTAGCGGATCAATATTGCTAATAACGATATAATTTTCGTAAAACTCAGGATTCTCAACCTCAATAATCCCTTTAGTTAGCGCCCACTTTGTGACGTATGCTTTCATGATTTATCCTCGCTAGCATCGACGCGACGCCTCACGTTGATAATGTTCTGGTAATTCGTCGGCTCGAACTGATCATCGAGTTTCAGAACTAGAACGCAATCATCGTCCAGTCCCCAGCGCAATGCTATAAGGCATCCAGGCTTAATATCAAGGTCAGAAAATGATTGACATTCTGGATGCAACGCAAAGTACCGCGCCGCACGTTCCGCGAACCGGATTTGCTCCATTTCCTCTTCAACCTTAACCATTCGCATTGCTGCATTCCTCGTATTGGCAACGACTGACTAGCTTCCCGACATGCCATAACTCGATATATTCTTTTTTATTGAGAGACTCCGCCTCCTTTTCAAACACTGCATAGGCTGTCACTTTGCACCGTGTTTGAATAGATACAAAGCACTTTGTTCCTTTCTTAATCATGACGCTCCACATGTCAGCCGCCGTTCCGAACGAATTCCAGCGTCCGCTTTAGCAAGTCGATCATGGGAGCCGGGTCGCTGTGGGATAATCTATAAACAGGACCATTAAAATATTCGTTGACATAACAGCATGGATAGGAATTCATCCTGACAATAGGGCACTCTTCCCCATCAATAGTTTTGCAATCATCTGGATATTTACTGCAAAGTGCGCAACTTACATCTGAAAAAGAAAGAACTTTTTTAAGATGTTTATTGTAAACATAGTAACCTTTATATGAGCACTCATCTGGCAAGTTCTCTTCCTTCGCTCCTTCCCACTTGTTGATTGAGTGCAGCAAGCACTCTTCATCCGTCGCTTCAGATAGCGCGCTTGCGGGAACCGGGTAATGCTTTTCAAGCCATTGTTCTGGGGTCATTCTAGAATACTCTTATGGTGATATTAATCAAACGCCTTGAATATCGTATCTTTTGAGTATTTGTGCTTAGTGCTGAGTTGCGCTGCTTCTTGTTCTGTAATCCGCATAACATGAAGTCCGGTAGCGCGTAGCCATTTACCAACTGTAATAAAATTTCCGTAGTAATGGATTGATAACGGATCGTCTCCATTATTAGCACAAGCCGTCAGTATTACATCATGTAATAGAGTGTCTGACACTTTAAATCCTCTTCGGTTAATTGCCGCCCATTATCGGGCGGCATGGAATATAACTCCGGTTTGCGTTTCGTCTACATTGCCGTATCCTCGTTGATTGCATCGATTTCGGCGGTCGCTGGTTCGCCTTCAAAAGCCCGCATAGCGAGCAATAGCTCTTACTGCTTCACCGCCGCAATCCCATCATCCGCGCTGCATTCCGCCGTGAGCACTACTTGATATCGACTCGATTAGAGCCTGGTTCAAGTCTGCATCCGTCTACCGACTCACCGGCCTTAATTGCCGCCTTGATCTTGGCCTTATCCGGCTCAACTCTGGCAGGAATGACGCGACATAGATCAGGCGGAATGTCTGCATCATCATCGATAATGACCGACGGCGGATTACGGCGGATGGAGATTTGGAAGTATGGAGAATCGATCTTGCTGATTTTCGCGCCTTCCATATTCCGCAACAGATAATCCCGTACCCTATTGGCATGGGACCGTGCCGACTTCGCCCGAGCCTGCATCGATTTCACCGCACCGTCAATCTGATCAGCAAACGCTTCTAGGTTGCGGGCTACGCTAGCGACCGCAATCGCCTTTTCCGTCAATTCTCCTTCGATGGCTTGCAGTGCCGCGTCGAAGGATTCCGGGTCAGCATCCGGGTCAGCGGTGAGGTCCAGCAGGGCGCGGTATTCGTCAGTCAACTGATATAGAGTTAGCGCGTTTTCCATATCAGCTACTCCACGTCCTGCACTGGGCCGAGTCCGGCGTCGAATTCATCGGCGGTTTGCGATTGCGCAATTTTTGCTCTAGCCAATTCATCGTCGATAGCGGCGGCGCGTTCCACACATGCCGCTGTCACAGAGACACAAACCGGATCATCTTTATGCCATCCGTAATCCTTCATAATCTGTTTTCGCCATTCGCGAAGCGCCGTCTTGTTACAAAAAGAATCGATCTCGGCCTGAAAATCTTGCGCTTGCACTGGCGGCGGCGGTTCGATGGGATTAGGCCCTGAAGTCTCGGCTTCGCCTTTCACGTCCTGCATATCCCGCACTTCTTCTGGTGTGTACATGCCAGCGAGAACGCCGGGGAATACCGTCCGAATCCCCTCGCTGATAACGCGGGCGCGAAGCATGGCGCGGGGGTACTGCTTCCATACATCCTTGCCCGTCAGGTTCGCCTTACGCGCCATCTCCATCGTCCATTCGACCTTGATCTTTCCGCCCGATGGGTGGGAGAACGTGCCAGCAACGGCGGTATCGGTGTACTCGCTCCAATCCACCTTGCCGCCAGCCGCTTGAAAGCGAGCAAGCATGGTGTCCGCTTTCAGCGTTGGACGCCCCTGGATGACATGGTAATCGCGGGCGGCCATGACCGGATGCAGTCCCTCGGCTTGCGACAACAACATCAGCGCAAGAGCCTGAGTCGGATTCTTGACCCCGAATAGGCCGGATTGGGCGATAACAGTCGCCATTTTCTCCATATCCGCGTAGGGGATCATGGGCTGTTGCTGGTGGATTGTCATTTCGTTGGTCATTGAGCTTTCTCCCAAGGCTGGCGTGGCGGAATCGCGCCGCGCTGTTCCATTACGTCCACGACCAGTTCCGCCAAGGCGCGGAGGGTGAGGGTGTCCAGCGCCTGCTGGTTGTAACCCCGTACTGGATGACGCGGGTTGCGCCGTGGCGCGTGAATGCGTATAATTTTCGTATTCATATCGTTTTCCTCTTTAGTTTTTAGCCGCTAGGAGTTGTCGCTCCTAGCGGTTTTTTTATGCGCCGAACTCTTTGTGAACATCGCTCGACACGGTGTCCCGAATCATCGGCGCGATGGTGTTTGCGATGACCTGGGCCGCGCGGACCATTTTTTTCTTGTCTTGAGCATCGCGCTGC